ATGCAATATTCACTTCAAGATAAATACGAATTAAATGAAAAACTTCGTTGTACTACATGGCAATATAGCAAAATGTTATCTTTGTTTCGTAAGGTTTCCGAACGATATCCCGAAACAAAGGAATATTCTTTTTACGGATTTCTGAGACGACTTAAGCTCATACAACGATGCATACAAAAAACTTTTTCTATTTTCCCTATTGAATTAACAGCTAAATTGTCAGGTGAAGATAATACAGATCTTGAAATCTATATTCATTCTGCATTAATCAATATTTATGGTGCTCTCGACAACATTGCGTGGACATGGGTTGTTGCAATGGATGTTAAAGGCAAAAATGAAACTCAACTAAAAGGAATGCAGGTTGGGTTAGGAAAAAATAACAAGTATGTTAGGGACAGTCTTCCTGATGAGATTTTGCTAACACTCGAAAAAATTGACAGATGGAATAAGGAATTTCTATCCCCTCTTCGGCATGCTTGTGCCCACAAATGCCCACCGTACATTCCTCCATCATGCTTATCAACAGAAGATGACAGGACTTATCGTAACATTGAAGAGCAAATCAATTCAGAATATTCAAATGGCAATTTTAATACAGTCAAAACATTGTATGCTCAGCTAGAAACCCTAGGATCACCTGCGCCATATCTTATTCCTTCTTTTGCTCACGAAAGCGAGCCTGTCATGTTTCACAAAACCATTCTTGATGATTGGAACAAACTATTTACCCTTTCATGCTCATTCGCAGACTACCTACTAACAGTTCCTTACATCCAACCAGAATAGCTGTATCAATGAGTTAAGTAAAAGGAAGTTACTCAATGTAACTTCCTTTTTAATACTATGCTGCGACTGTTGTAATCTTAATTAGCTTACGTTCCAGCATATCAGCTTTTACTTTTGCAAGTTCTTTGATGATGATCAGAACTTCTTTTGTGTCATTATCGTCACTTGTGTTTTTAATTACATAATTCAAACCACTTTCAAGCTGGCTGATGCATGTAATGGCATATAATATTGTAGTCTCTGTACTGTCTTGACTTTTCATGTGCACCTCGATTCAACAGCGTATATAAAAGTGAAAGAGAAGCATATGTTAACAAAACTATTACAGCGGGCAACAAATTTTTAAATTTTGTATTTTTACCGATAGTATTGGGTTGTACTCGTTAGTAAATCAACTGATTCTGTCCCTCTCTTCTAAAATTTAAAAAAAGGAAAAATCATGATGACTGTAGAAGACATACTTTCCCAAGTAACCAATTGGTTAGAAAATCCCAATGTAGAGTTACACCCCGACGTAATTGTTCTTGCTAAAGACCTTCAAAACACCTGCCTGCATATACTAAAAGAATCATCTAGTAGAGAAGGCGTGAACCATTACCAGGCTCATACAGAACAACAATTCTTTTTGTTTCAAGAATTACTTGCCACCATCCATCCATCATTGTTTAATAAATAAAATTATAGAGAGAATTATGGAACTACAGGAATTCATCAAAGAAACACTTACACAAATCGCAAAAGGCGTTTCAGACGCTCAAAGTGACATCAATGAAGCAGGCGGTATCCTAAACCCAGCCAACCCCAAATATGGCAGCAACAACAAAAGTAGCGTTGTTATCGTGAATGGCCAACAGCACCCAATAAGAAGGGTTGATTTTGACATTGCTATTACAGCCAGTTCTAAAACTGGTACTGAGGCTGGTGGGAAACTTAAAGTGTGGTCAATTGGGGTAGACGCAACGACAGAGAAAAAGGATACAAATGAAACGGTGTCTCGTGTAAAATTCGCAATTGATATTTGTCCGCCTGTTGACAATACAACGTGCATAGATCACTCAACCCAACCTCAGAAAAAGAAGCGCCTCTCATATTAACACTTCCCCCTCAACACTAGTCACTCCGCCACTACTATTCACGGTATGCGTTGCCTTAGTAACGCTCCATTCGCCATCAATGCCAGTACGGAATTGTTGCAGTATTAGGCGAGACTCTGCAACCAGATCCGGCGTGAAGGGAAGTGAAAGAGATAGAGTTGATTTGCCACGTACAAAAGATTTAAGCCGCTTCTGCACTGCTGTAGTTGCGGCTTTTTTATCGGCATACATACCTTTGAGTCGAAACACGGGCTCACCAGCTCCGGCGTGTACTTCTATGTCTTTAGCGGCTGCTGTATCTCGATACGTTGCTGTTACGCTTTTGTATGCTTGACGTTGGGAGAGTTTCACAGAACCGCTCGTTACTTGCTGCTTTGTAATCGTAATAGTGGGCATATGCTGCCCTCTAATGTTCTTACCCTCACCACGCTCTACAAACAGCAATTTACCACCGTTAGCCTTGGCTATAGCATCGTGTTCTTTTGCTACTCGAGTAAGTACATTCATGTCCGATTCGTCGATCTGGTCAATGTGGGGCAGTGGCACTTTTGCCAAGCTGGAAGCCACTGCCGGAGCAAGGCCGTGATCGTTTGCAATAGCACTTACTAAATCGCCGATCGTGCCAACAGGAAAGGAGCGGGACTTTTGTGACTGTAGCGGAGTAAAGCCGGAGTTACTTTTTTTAAGTGGTGCTGCATTGGCGGTAATCGTCATGCTATCCAGTGGAAAGTTTAGCGTCACTTCATCAACAACGTACTTACCCATAAGCCGTAAGTTATCCCTGTAGCCCATGTACACGGTCAATTCTGCACCAGAGTCCGGCAACGCAATTCCTGAATCACTTAACGTGATACTCAACTTGTCAGACTTGTATCCGGCCTCATCTGTAATTGTTATCTGTTCGTTCTGCCCTTGAAGCAACTTCGTAATATCCTTTCCGTTTGCCTCAACGCGATAATCTAAAGCGTACTCAACTACCATAAGGTCACGCACTCTTTGGGTCTTGGCTTCGGCAGATCCGGAAGGACAACGGCAAGCCCTGCGGGAAGTATCGGATCGTGTTTTACAAGTCCTCTGTTTGCCTCCAGCACTTGCTCAAGTGCTCCGGCCTGCCCCTCGTAATACTTGAAAACGACAGCATCCAGCACATCACCTTGCTTGGTTCTATAGATCATATCTTTTCACCGAAATATTTTAGCTCAAGAGAAAACTCGATCTTCTGCGGGATACCACCAGCTAAGTACTCACTGGATTTTTCTTTCACTGTTGTGATGCACCAATAGCCTAAAATATTCCGGTTCTCGTCATTAAGCCCGTAAAGATCTATCAGCAAAATCGGCTTGCCCGTCTTTGCTTCGGCACGCATGGCTTCTACTTGCCCGAGTCCCCCTTTAAAGGTGGGATAAATTATACCCGGTAAACTTAATGTGTCTGCACCTGTCCCTGTATACTGTAAGGCAGGATTTCGACCTATCCGAGCCTGTTCTGCCCAATTGTATTTACTTGTCCGGTTCATGCTTTGATACGCGGCGGTATCAAGGGAAAAACAAAGTTCCCGAGCTTCATCATAGGTATTGGCATTAACACACTCCATCATACAGGAAGCCGGAATCATCCACATGAGAGCCTACCTGTCGCGCGACGTCCTGCGGGTTCTGTCCTTCAGCAGCATGAACGGTAATATTGTACTTGCGGTTATCTGCTAGCTGTTGGGAATTGGTAGTGGATGCAGTCGGCAAGTCCATCCGTGGCAAGTCCTGCTTTATTTGAGTTCGTTGTGCCTCACTCTTTTTCGACGCCCCTTCCGCATTACCCCCAACACCAAAAACTTTTGCGGCAATTTTGCCTATCATTCCTCCTGTAAGAGACTTTTTAAGCGCATCCCATTTAACAATTACCGTATCAATAGCCGATGCTATCCCCCCAACAATCAGTCCTATGGGGCTATATTTAAAAGCACGTCCGAGCAATTTTAACCCTGCAATAAAGTACTGCTTAAGGGAATCCCACTTTAAATACACTAGCCCAATAGCTATTACTATTGCGCCGATAGCAAGCCCTATTGGGTTCGTCATAAAAGCAACCCCGACCGCTTTAATCCCTGCAATAAGCCCGGGAAAAGCAGTAGTAATAAGTGGTAAAACAGAACGGCCCACCTCCCACATTGTGTTCGCCATCTTCACACCGGAATAGACGTACTTTGCACCAATAATTGCGCCAACTATCCCCGCCAGATTCCCGAAACCACCAACAGCCTCTGCAACCCAGTTGATAGCATTACCAACGGAAGTCATGACTTTAAGCATAGCGAAAGCAAATTCGCCTATTTTGGGTAAGGCTTTGCCTAAGCCTTCGCCAAAGGCTTTAATGTCGTCCCTATGTTCCTCAAACATTGCCCCGATCTTAGGAGCCAAGCCCTCTATATATGGAGCCAACACGCCACCAATAAGGCCAGAAAATTCACCAGCAGCACTGGAAACAATATTTCCAAGCTTACCCACGGACTGCGAATACTTTAACGCACCTTTTCGCCCTTCATCAGACATCAGGTTAAGCTGTTTCTGCTGATCCAGCAGCTCTTTTACGCCCTCTTTACGGCTACGCAGATAGCCGAAGAACTTATTAGCCTCGCCACCCATAAGAATATCAGCCGCAGACTGCGCTTTTTGCGCATCGTCCATATTCTTAATGGCGCTACTGATCGTTTCGAATTGCTGTTCTGGAGAAAGGTTCTCCAGATCCTCAAAGGCAAGCCCGAGCATCTGGAGCGATTCAGTAACAGGGGTAATCTCACCAAGCCCTTTAGATTCACCGAGCTTGTTGGTCATCTCTTCCATAAGATCACCAACAGCATCAGCCTCAAACCCAGCCTCTTTTGCTAAGCCGCCCCATGCACTAAAAGCTTCACCGGAAACACCAAGAGCTTTCGCAAGCCTCACCTGCTCTGCGGTCTGCGCATTTACAACGGAAACACCCGCAGTAAACGCTGCTACAGTAGCCCCGACACCTACCGCCATCCGTCCGGCCTGCTGTCCTGCGTGGGAAAACTTATCACCCACATCCTGCATCGCCGCGCTTGCCTTCTGCATGGCTTTCATTTTGGCTTTTGCTTTATCAAGAGACTTTGCCAACCGCTTTTGCTCAGATGCAAGCTTATGAGTATCAACACCCGCGTCTTTCAGCTCTTTACCAAGGGCATCTAATTTAGATTTTTGGTGCTTATAAGCAGAGCCCGCCTTGTCAGCAGCACGGCGGGCTTTAAGCATATCCCGCTCCATTTTGCGGGTAGGTTTTGCGGCACGTTTAAACGCACGTTCAAGCTTGTCGGCTTCACGCTTAAGATTCCGGTATTCACGCCCTGCCTGACGCACCTCATCCGGATTAAATTTTTCAAGCATGTCCTGCTGCTTTTTAAGATCACGAATTGAATCCCCGACCTCTGAAAAGTCACCTTTTACCGTCTGCGTTACAGACTTGAACGAGGACGCTACCGCGCCCCCGATCTCAATTATTGCAGCATGTTTTTTAGTTGCCATTGGTATCCCGTGGTATTTCGTTAATCCACATAACAAGCTCTTCAGCAGACATGTTCATCAGATCTGCATAGCCCCACCGTGTGTAACGAGCGAGGTATAGGACATAATTTCGCGCCACTTCCGGCGTTAGGACAAAAAATCCTGATACGCGGTGTGGAACTGATTATAGTCTGCAAGCTCCAGCTCTTCCAGCACCGCAATTGAAATTTCGCACAGGTTTGAAAAAAGAGTCAGTTCCATTTCTTCTTTACCTGCTGCTTTCTGTGCAACAATCTGGTCGCGCACTTTAGGCGCACGCATAGTAATCACTTTATATTCATGACTTTCAACAGTAACCGGATATTTCAGTTCAATCTGTGTAGTTCGCATAGTGACTCCTATAAGCCGAGATTAGCGCGGTGCTGTGCAAGCTGATCCACGCCGTTAATAATTCGTTTCATGTTCAGCACGTCAATTTCGTGCACCTCTTTGCCGTCCTGCGTATACTTGTAGTAGCCTAAGTTTACGGTGTATTCCGTTGCGCTCTCGCCACCTTCCGACCAAGCACCGGGAGCAATCTTAGTAACCTTGCCAGTCATGTTAACCACTACAGGTGTTACTGTACCGTCATAGCTTTCAAGGCTGGCCCGTGCTGTAAGTCGCACTCCACCGTCTTTACTAACTCCAAGCAGGCTTAGAGTTTTCACGCAATGCTTAGTGGTAGAGAAGGTAACAACTAGCTCCTCCATCCCCTTATCAAGAGAAATCGGAGCATCCATGCCTCCAGCGCGAAACTGTTCAAGCTTTAAGCTCAGCTCCGGCAGCTTCACTTCTTTAATATTGCCAGCAAACCCTTGCCCATCCACGGACAAGTTAGCGCTCTTTAAAATATTTTCTGCAACTGCCATTAGTTGAATACCTCCTCAACATAACCGTTTGTCATACGGCTACGGAAAGTCACACGCTCTGCCGTGTATGCAGGAGTAAAGTCGAAATCAAAGTAGGTATGTCCCTGCTCAATTTCACTTGCGCTGTTGATTTCTGCATCCACCCAACATTTACCGCCCAAAATCGCGCCTTTCTGCTGCATAGTGCGCAAGAACTGGTTTACTGACTCCTGCACAGCTTCAAAATACGTGCGCCCTACAGGTCTATCCACAGCCCACAAGTGCGCTTGTTGGATAGATTCGTTAATCATGTCTGCAATGCGTCGGATAGCAAGGAACGACCAACGCGCATCGCTGGACGTAGTACGGTTGCCCCACAGTCTGTAACCATCCTCACAAATGATTGTGGCAACCTTGTTTTCGTTCAGCACGTTCGATTCGCTAACAGTATCGCCCAGCTCAAACGGTATAGGTCGCGCAGTGCCGGAAATACCGTTAATCAGTTTATTAGAAGGCGACCACCAAAAACCTTTTTCTGCATCGGTGCGAGAAATTACACCCGCCACACGCGCGGAAGCAGGTTCATCTACAAACACGCCATTGCGATACACAGTAACAAACGGATCTACGATGTAGACACGAGCGGAGCCGAACAACTTGGCATCCTGCATTGCTGCTTCTGAGTCTGTATTACAGCCATCTTTAATGGAAATAGCCTTGAGTCTATCAGCGATAGATTCAAGTTCAGCAGCTACAGGGTTTTTAAAGTAGGTTCCAACGTTCTCTGGATCTTCATAACGCTGATGTGTAAAGCCCGGAGCAATCAAAATTTTCGGTTTCACGGTGCATTTAGATTTAGCACCAAGCAAAGCATGTACACCCTTCATGCCTTCGTTAGTTGTCCCACCGACAACATTTGTCATGGTAGCGGCATCGCCTGCGCCTTCTGCAACACGAACAACAATCACAAGCCCGTGGTGCTGGTCAAAAATTGCATCCATTGCATTCGGGAGTGTTCCGGCACGACTGCCTTTTGTATCAAGCTTAGCGGCCTTGCGCGGGCTACCGTAAATCAATACCGGAGTATCAAGCGGGAACTCTGTTTCATCCGCATCTGGAGCCGTGCCGACAACACCGATAACAGAAGAACGCACCACCTTAATTGGGCGACCGCCTTCGTCGATCTCGATAAACTCGACACCATGTAAAAAGTCTGTACTCATGGGTTACAATCCTTACTCTGTAGTTTGGTCTGAAAGTTCTTGTAGTTTTGTGGTGAGCGTTACGAGTTCTGCACGCAGGGCTTGTGCTTGTGTTTCAAGTTCTGCAAGACGGTTTTCGTCAAATTCGGTTGCTGTACCTGCTACTTTTGCGCGTAGTGGACGTACAGACACAAGGTCATTGGTGGTGAGTTGATGTTGAATTTCGGCAATGCGTTGTTGGGCTTTTTCGGTTTCTGTAGGCTCTGGTGGCATAATAGCGTCAAGCCGTGCTCTTTCAGCATTCCATGCCTCAACATACGGCTGTACTTCAAAGTCTGATACAGGTGCGGTATTTACGCCACCGTCCGAGGCTTCAAATTCAATATGCCCTTGCAATCCGTCGAACTGGATAGCGTGAAGGGATTCGTCAAAATAGAAATCTGGAAGCTTAAGAGTCTCACCATTAACCGATACTAATTTATCAGGTGCAATAACTGTCACGCGCATTTGTAACTCCTAGAGACGTTTAATGAGAAATAAGCCAACGTATGGAGGGCGGTTTTCATGGGATTGCCCACCGCCAGAAAGATTCGTCCCATCATCATTATCGCCAGTGTTACGGCTGTTAAAGTTGTGATATGTGGAACCGGATAGGTCGTTACCCATTTCATATGTGATTGTGTGATCGTGGATAAAGCCGGTACCTTCTGTCAGTGCCACTTTTTCTGCGCCCCCCTTACTACCAACCGAATATTTCCCGCCAGCAACAACAAGAAATCTATCTCGCGCGTTAATTGTTGTGACACTTCGACCATCTGGTGCTGTGTACGTTCGCCCATCACACACACCGTAATTTAAATCTTGTTGACCTGTTTTAGCATCAATCGGCCTACCAGCAGAGTTCACAGTACCATCAAACCAGATACATCCGCCGTGGATACCGGAAGAGTGTGCTTCAGCATCTCCAGTATGCCCAACAATCAAGTCGCGAACCGTCTTCACAGCCTTCGGGGTTGCAAAGGTCGTTGTGCTTGTGCTGGTAATGGAACTACTCAACAACGCCCTAACCTTTGCAACAACACCGTGTGGATCGTTTGTGCCTTTGTGTGCATTCAGCTTGTCATTAACGCTTTTAACGGCCTTCGGTGAGGCAAAAGTTGTTGTGCTGGAATTGGAATCTGAACTACTCAACAGAGCTTTAATTTTCTCCACTAGACCGTGCGGGTCGTCTGCTTCCGTATGCGCAACAAACCGCTTATACACCTCGTTCACAGCTTTAGGTGTTGCTAATAGAAGCGTGTTTGTCGATGTGTACGCGCTACTTCTTAAAGACTTGATCAACTCCCACACACCAAGTGGAGTACAAGCAAGATTCTGTGCAGTTTTAGTTTTATGCTCTTCAACTGTTGCGAGACGAACAAAACCTGTTTGTGCTATTGTTGCCAGTCGGTGCGCCTGTGGATCTTCGTTGTGATCTACTACGTCCTGCTTTGTTGCTAGAACAATTGCCGCATTGATAACCAAATTTACAACGTCCGCATTTTCAAAATGCAAAGGCAGACGAACAACCAGATCACGCACGGAGCCATCAACGGCAACGGGCTTTTCCGTCTCTGGAAAGTTGCCAATACAAAACAGCTTTCCACTCTCATCCATCAAGCCGACTTCTTGAATAGTAAAGCCGCCTGTATCGGCAGGAATGGCAAACTCAAAAATGTAGGTGTTGGGTTCTTTAGGATCAACTTTGATCCCTGCAACCCTGCCCCGCCATACTTCGCGTACAAGCTTTGTCATTCCCTTATTGGGAACAACAGCAAGACCATTTCCGTCACCAACAACCGCATGAGTCAGAGAAAAGCTCTGTCCCTGTGTGGAAGCAAGTCCTAATGCTTGGAGTCCTATGTCTGTCACTACGGTGTAAAAATCAGGCATTCCGTTTCCTAGTTCGCTTTAATTCGACCAAGCTCATAAATGGTCACAACTTCACCGCAGAACACAGCACCGGATACAATCGGCTGCTGTGTCAACGCTGCTGGAGTAAGAGAAATTTTGCCAAGGTGAGAGCGGCAGTTTTTTGCCGAGTTCACAACACGTTCAACCTCTTGATAGGTTGCCTCGTCTGCTTTGTATCCGGCTGGGAGCTGCACTTCTAAATCGTATGTTGCTGGTACGCCTTTCGGCTCAGTTGCCCACCATTCAATTGCACGGACACCAATTCCCAGTGCGCCTAGAGCCTCTTCTACAGCTCCACATGTACCTTTCTTTTTGTGCACACTGATAGAACGAGCTGTTACTTGCCGCTTTTGTTCGTCGCTCCACGCCTCGTTCCACTCATCAACAGAACGCTCGTAAGCCAACCAAGGAAGCGTCGGCAGAGGACAATTATAGGGATTGCGAATTCTATCTATGAGAACAGGCAGGGAGAACGAACGTGCACACGTCTTTTCGAGAGCGCGTTCATACTTGGTGGCATTGGCTGGAAGTAATGACGACATTAAACCGCCTTCACTTTACTATGCAGATCAATATTCTCTGGATCACAGTATGCGGCCTCATTCTTTCCATTTACAATATCTTCGGCTGGCTGTGTAATTTCCACACGGTACACACCCGCAATATGCAAGGCAGCATCAATGCCAGAACGAGCAATGCACATACCGAGTGCATGGCTTTTAGCAACGTAAGCTTCCAGATTCTTCCGTGCTTCATCGAGAACTGATTTAACAGACGGCCCCGGCATAAAGTGCAAAGTTGCTTCTATTTGGTACTCTTTCACTGCCGCTGGTTTAATCTGCAAATGGTCTGTGAATGGACGAACATCACCGCTAAAAACAGTATTCACCTCATCAAGCAACGCCTGATTCGGTACGCCGTTTCCAACTTTAGAAAGGATATACAAATGCACTTCAACCGGAGCCGGAGAAGCTGGATAGGCATCCTTTACGCCCACTACAGACATTGCATGAAAGATGTACGCGCCATCCGGCCCCGCTGTGCTGAATCCTTCAGGAGCAAGCACAACGCGCTTTCTAAAATCGTTATTGGATTCATATGTAGGCGGTACAGGCGGGTATGCTGTAGGATCGCCAGCATCCACCATTTTACGTTTAAGCGGAACACCAGCGGCGAGATGGTCTAAATCTTCATCTTCAGCATATGCAACAAGCACGGCCTTAACCGCCTCATTAATACGCTGACGCAGCAAAAACTCACGATATGCATTTGCTTCAAAGATTTTATAGGCAGGATCGGAAGGCAGCGGAGCCGTAAATTCAGAATCAAGCTCCGCATGGTAAGCAATCATCTCTAGTAAGATCTGCTCAACGCTCAGCTCTTCAATAATTTTAGGCGGCGCAAGAGTAGAAAGATCGATAGCGTTGAATGCACTCATTTGATCTCTACCCCCTCAAGCGTGATCTGCCTGCCGTTCGGCAGGTACACACCCACCAAATCAAGCACGACAACGCCCTCAAGAGCAGACGCAATGCGAACGCTCGTAAGCTCAAAACGCGGTTCCCAACGGATTAATGCTTCCGCTGTAGCTGCATAAAATTCAAGGGATGTTTCGGCATTAACTGGCGCATCAATAAGGGAGGGCAACCGAGAACCGTACTCACGATTCAAAACACGAGTACCAATTCTGGTTGATAAAATATCGGCAATAGACTGCCGTAAATGCGCTATACCGGAGAGTCGTTCTCCGGTTTTCTTATTAATACCATTCATGCGCCCAAATTATCAGGGCAAGGTGGGTGGTTCCAGTGTGGTTTGAAACTTTAAGGGGATGGAGAAGGCTTGACTAAAGGCCTTAATTATGACTTTAACTTATTAACATACAAGGAGGTTCTATGTACGAAAGAACAGCATTTCTCTTAGCCGGCATTCTTCTTGGGGCAATAATTAAAGATTTCTTCGACAAGCGAAAAGAAAAAAGAGAAAGGATTTATGCTGAAAAGAAAGAGGCTTATTTTGGTTTTCTAGAAGCATGCCAGAACCTTGCAAACCGCGTCACTCCTGAAAACCATCACAAGCTTGGCTATTGGAAACTACGATGTGATCTGGTTGGTACACCATCTGTTCTTAAGGCTATTAATGACTTTCTGTCATTTGATGACATCAATATGGCACCCCATGTCACCGAACAACTACAACTTGTCATCAAATCAGACTTAGATTTAGATTAAGATTTCTCAAAGGCAATACTATCTTCGCCAATAACTTCATTCGTCGTCCACTCTGCTAAACCATCTAACGCTATTTTCCTTTCAGCCAAAGCTTCTTCAGGGACTCTATAAGTCTGCCCATTATACACAAAGCAATAATCCGTCCTACGAATAGAATCGACAACATCATATTTAAGATTAATGCGGCAATTATCTTCAAAAAATAGAAAATTACTCTTTACCTCAAACTGGCTGTATAAAAAACTCTCACGTATATTTCGCTCAAATTTAAAACATGTCTTGTTTAAAACTTTGAGCTTTCCCCATCTCCTATCTCTTACAACAGTACTGCGGCAAAGTTCTTGATAACAATATGCCAAGGCACCTTCTAAATATTTAGCAGAATATCTAGCACGCTCAAAATAAAGCTCCATTATCGTAAACAAATGAGAAAGAGCATGGCTTGTTGAAGTAATAGCCAAAAAAGTATTACCTTTAATACTTTTCCCATACCCTCGGCAATCCTTATCAAGAGAGTTCGTGGAATGAACTAATGAATTACGGAAAAGTGATAAAACTTTAAAACATTCTCGAACAATACACTGAACACTAGAAGCAGAAGGCAGTACATTCTTATACTTAGTATAAAAACCCGTATTTTCACCTCCATACAAGCTGGTAAGATACATATCTAACAAGCTATGATATAGAACTACTGCTATGTCTATATGCGCTGGCTCCATGCAACAACCAACCCTTGCATTAATTGACAACATTCTTGTATAGCCAGAGTCATTTTTAATAGTCACACCGCGATTACTAAAAAACTTAACAATGCTACATCGTTTATGAATGAAGTCCAAAAGAATATCCTGTTGCACTTTCAATGCTCCTTATTTTGTATCAACAGGCTCGATACGTTTTTGCCATTTCTTTTACAAGACAGTTAATTAGTACATCCCACATTCTTACCTGCACCCCTTACACATATATCGAATTGAGTACGAACGCATTGAACATGTTACGCGCTATATGAAAGAAAAATAAAAAAGAGGCGGAAACTTAATCCAACCTCTTTTCTGTATAGTGATACGGTAGCTTTATGAATCAGTTAAGGATTTAAACTTCACAAGATCAAAACCAACATGTTCATATTTAGAAGTAATCTGAACATAAATTCGATCTGCCCCTTTATGGTAAAGCCAAAGCTCTTCCCAGTATGAATTACCATTTTGCAGTACTACTTTCTCTTTCTTATGCCAGAATTTAACACCATCAATCATAAGAAGCTCTCGACCTTCGCCGTTTGCAGTCGTTAGCCATATCCTTTTTGAATCCTTATGCAGGTGGTTTACATACAAATAAGCAGTACTGTCATAAGTCCGCCACTTGTGAATAACGCCTCCGCCCCAGGTGACATTATCAACCCCAGTTTTTCCAATCTCATCTCCTCCCCCGATGTAGTAAATTTTATCTGAAACCTGAATTTCAAATGGAACAGATTGGAAGGAAATTGCGTTATCCTTAATTGGATTCATCATTACTTTTTTCACACAACCAGCAGCGCAAATGCAAATTAAAACAAACAACAAGACAATGCGTTTAGTCATAACACCCCCCATACAAAGCAAACACCCACTAGTTTCGCTAAAAATAGTGAAACACCACGTAACGTAAAACAACTACGCACGCGCTAGAGGCTTTACTCTATAGTCAAACTATAAAAAAATTAGAAAACGATTATATTAGTCAACCGAAATCGCTTACGCCCATTCTTTTTTTTTGTCATTTAAAACGTGATGTTAAGAAAAGCACATCTCAACACTTAACCTGTATAAAGTTCGAGGCATGTTGAGACTACCTAGCGCATAAATAAGGAGGGCAACGTGAACCGTACTCACGATTTAAAACACGAGTACCAATTCTAATTGATAGAATATCGGCAATAGACTGCCTAAATGCGCTAAACCGGAGAGTCGATCCCCGGTTACCTTATCAACACCACTTACTGATAAAAACAGGCTGAACATACCGCTCTTATAGGGCTTTTAACATTTAAGGCTTGACGAGAAACTCTCAATATGGCTTTCCTTGACTAAAGGAAACTCTATTAATGGATAGCACTAACGATCATAAACGAACTCGTAGGCAGTACCGAGATGACTTAAAATTCCTCGTAGAGTTAGGCAATTCAGAATACTTGCTTTATGAAACGGACATGCTTGATCATCAGCATAATCTAATAAAGACATACCTATGGGTTGCCTCAATCATTTTCACAGCACAAACCTCTTTTTACTTATCAATTATAAAAGATGATTTTAAATTATTGACGACTTTCACACCAATGAAAATTGATTCAATTTCTACCCCATATTATTTACTCCTTATTCTTTCCCTTTATTGTGCAGTATGTGTTTTCCTATTCGCCGTAGACACACTTAGAGGTAGGAACACACTAGAGGTTCCCTACAAAAACTTTGAAACAGAAATGGTTAATGCATATGATGACGCTTTTGAGAACGACTCATTTGAGCTGTATCAAAAACTCTTAACACAACTTGAAACCAGCATTAACCAACGCTCAACCTTAGCCAACTGTAACGGTTTAAAGTTGAGAAAAATGTCACAGTTACTACTTACATCAGCCGTAACAGGTTTATTTTCCATCGCTTTTCTACTGCTTCCAATAATAAAAATCTCGCTCTCTAGCTTAATAATACTGATAACGTTCGGTCCAACCATAATTGGTTTCTCCATCTACTTCATAATTAAGGACAATTAGCATGACTGAAAAAAAAGAAAATCCGCAACCAAAACAACAACCACAACAAAAACCACCTCGTCCTCAGCCAACAACTAAATCACAGCGTACACATCGTATCATTCAAACTGCTGATAAAGTTAAGACTAACGAGTTTGAACGTTTCGACACAATTCTCAAAAACGACGATTAAAAAGAAAGAGAGGACATCTGTCCTCTCTTTTTAATTAGGCCCCTCCGTGCCCCCATTCCGACAACCATGCGTATGTTCATTCAAAGACACACGTGCCACAACGTCGCTACTGGTTGTAATATCGCCTGTAGTATGCAGCGAGCCATTAAAGGACACATTGCCACCATTACTGCCGCCACCTTGAGAGAGAGGACCATTCAAAGTAATGATGCCGTTTAGGGTAATCTTTGGCGCAGTAATGGTTGCAGCAGTTCCGGCCTCCAAAGAAACTGCCTTAGTCGCCTTGCCCGAAATATCCTTTTTTGCTTCTGCTTGAATATTGCCAGTCGCAAAAACCTTCACATCGCCCTTAATATCCGCAGTCAGCACATGGGCTTCCCTATCGTACGAAACTTCAGAGCCGTCTTTATAGACGGTTTTTTGTATTTCGGGACTGTGATCTGGAGCAGGGAACGCGGTTTGATTCAGCACACCGACAATCACACCCAAGGCTTGACCGGGGGGAGTAATGACGAATACCTGTTCGCCCACTTCCAAGGAGTCATACGTGCGGTTCCCTGCGGCTCTGGTGGTAAGCCACGGCAAATAGTCCGTAACTACTGTTCCAAACTCCACGCGCGCGGTGTTCTGCTGGTAATCAACAGAATGAACCGTGCCTATCCGTACAAGGTTATTGAACTGGCGTTGGAGCTCAGCTAGCGGGAAGCTCATCTATTACATCCTCTGTTACGCAGTCATATTTTTCAATATTTTCAAGTCCTATTTCTGGAGCCATAGAAACATACACTTCATCCGGCGTAAGAAAGTCGTCGTCAAAACATGAAGTACCAAGACACACAGACTGTTCAAACTCCACTAACCACGGTTCCAGCCCGACCAGCTCCGGCGAAAATTGATCTTCCCCCGCCGCAACGAATTGTGCTCCCTTAACTTTGAGTCCAAACCGATTGCCGTTAAGAAAACTTGCGGCATGGGCTGCAAATTCACGTACTTCAACTTCTGCTTTGCCTCCCTTTTTGGAACACACCACACGCAATTCCCACCGAAGGGTTACGGCTAGCTGCTCCGTAGCTGTCGGCACATCATATTCAAAGGAACCGAGCGACAACACCAAAGCAGGTAGGGAAAGCTTCTTTCTTCCTGCGCCTTTCCTTTGCGTAAGGGCTTCGTATCCACACACGTTTGCTTTCGGAAAGGCTTTGCGTAAGGCTTCCTCTATGGCTTCTTGCAAGCCTTCAATTGTTATTTCTTTTGCTTGTACAGGATTCGCCATTTTAGTTCGTGCTCCAAAAGGTCATATAATTTGTCGGAAAGTTTTGGCAGAATATCGCCTGCAATAATGCGCTGTGCTTCTTTTTCTAGGTCTCTACGTTGGTACTCAATCGGATACGCGCGATCTGTAACACGTTTAAACACCGGATGCGATTCCATAGAGTCCACAACAAATGCTCCTTGCACATGCAGCCCACCTTTTGCCTTAACGCCCGATTTAGTCTGCCTTGGCTGCAAACGAGAAACGGATACAGAATTCAGCCCTATAAAGACCTCTCCTTTGATCGAGATCCGCGAGAGCACCACCCTGTTACGCAGTACGCTTGCGGGTATCTGGGTTTCTTTACTCAAAGCACGCACAACTTGCGTACGTAGCCATTTTGCGGTCTTTCTACGGGCAGAAATAATGCTTTTCTGCACCACTTTGGGCGAGGCAATCAGGTCTGCAACAAGCTCGTTAAAATCGTCCGCTCTGCCCTTTTCGATTGTGAGATTAATCTGCATAGCCAAGCTCTACCGATGCCAAACCTGTACCGTCGGGCTTGATAGATATAACTAAAAACTCTCCAGCCTTTTCAATAGAAACAACGCTCTTTTCCCACTCCAGTGTTTCTACATCCTCCACACGGCACATCAAATATGGTTTAGAGCTTTCAACAACCGCACCGCCTATAGTTACAACTTCCCCCTCATTATCAAAAATTGCCGCAAAGGTAGTCCCGTCTTCACGGGACACCTCTACGGCAAATTCATCTAAATCAAGGAAGTCTGAAAAGTCTTCCTGCATGGCCTTACTTCTTCTTAGTATTTTTGGATTCAGAATACAGCTTTGCACGTCCTCGGTTAATCAAGTTATGTGCGGTCTGTTCATCCAAAGTCAGCAGCTCGCCATTACCCACAAAGTCACCATCTACAAGAATCCCTGCGGACTCTTCAGCAACGATCTTGATATTCACCATTACTTTTTTATGTTTAGCCATACGTACACCTATGCCTTTGTTCCGACGCAGAAGGATTCCGCACGACGAACGGCAAAATCAAAATCCTGAAACGCGGTAATACGGGTTACGCCGCTAGTGGATTTAGTAAACGGATCCGCAATAATATCCAGACCGCCCCATAAGCCAATCAACATGTCGGCCCAGTTACCAAAGAACACATCACCGTTAGCAACGTGGTTAGTTGTAATAGTGTTGTAGCCGTTCACTGTATTACCCGCTTCCCAGATCATAGAAGGAGTATTCGGCATTTTCTGAGTAGATTTGCAATGTCCGCGCATACGGGCATTCAGCACATAAGCCATGCCCTCAATGTCGGCATCATCTGCTGCAATCTCTGTTTCAAGCGCAACCAGTTCTTCAAAGGTCGGCTTACCTGCTAAGGCAAAGGACACAGCATTCACACCCGTAAAGTACTTTACGCCTTTAGGCAGATCGTCCGCACCATCTGCATACAATGCAAGCTGGTTAAGCTTCTGTGCCTGTGCTGTTGCAAGCATCTGGCGTACAAAGGCTTCAACATCGATGGAAGACTGAATAATGAAACGGCGGGAAAGTTCTGCTCGAGCTGCCAGCGTACGAGGGTTAAGCTTGATCTGCCCGAAGCCCGCAACGGATTCGTCCGGAACTTCTTCTTCATCCACGATGTGAGCTGCACCGTCACCTAGCTGTTTAGGAATAGTCACGTTACCCACAAGACCAGTAAGCTTAGTGCCTACATTCATAATGAAACACTTTTTCTTAAGTGTTTCGATGAACGAACCCGGCATAAGGTTATCCGCAATAATGTTTGCACTGGTGCCCGCTGTGGTCATTGCACGGCTACCGGAATGGGTAAGCACATCCACAGGAACAAGAATACCATCCGGCTCTTTACCAGACAGATCCGCAGCAGCTCGAGAAGCTTCTCGCTCAAACGCTGCTGCTTCCTGATAGCGTTTGTTTTCTGGAAACGCCAACGCACGAATGACATTCAGGAAAGAGTACTGTTGCAAGTCACGCTCAGACATACCAACAGGCTTATGGATCTCTTCCTCTGTTGGAGTATCTTCTTTCTTGCCCTGCCGCTCCACTAAATGCGCGTTAAAGGCATCGATAGAACGACCTTCAAGAATAAATGTTTCTGCATCTTCCGGACAATCAAAACGGCTACCCAAACGGGTAAGAGCTGCAATGCGCTCACGTTCCGCTTTTTGAATATCGGCGGTGCTAAATTGAGGAGTTGTAGGTGCTGGTGGTGCTCCCTGCTGACGGGTTGCACCTTCTCCGGTTGGCTCTTTAGGGTTGTTAGGGTCAGGCATAGCTCTTTCTCCAGTTGGTTGATTTGTTGTTATCGGCTCGGGAGCAGATCGCCCAACGCCTACATTTGTATCTGCCGGAATAGTTACCAGGGAAATTTCGTACGGTGTCCATTTAGTCGCGCGGTACACGTCCACACCGTCCTCGCGTTCTTCCACCAATTTGATTTCGTCTGTATTAAAGCCAAGGGAGACATTGCAAAGAATGCCGTCCTTAACGTCTTGAAATTTTTCTTCTGCCAGCACGGAACGTCCAAACTTAACCGTAGCACGCGCTTTGCCGTCTGCATCAACATGCGCTGCAACCACAACGCCTATGTGCTTGTCTCGATTATGGTTGAACAGCAGCGGCCCACCAGAAAGCAGACGAGTTAGGTTACACGCTTCCGGTGTATGCTCGAGCACAAGCAGCGTTCGCCACCATTGTTCAATTGGAGCATCCGAGGAGAACGAAAGCTCTACTGTCCGATCTTCCTCACTAAGAACACGCGTTCCCGTTATCGGAAGATCCGCCCGCGCCTGTTGCGAAAGCAGGTCAGCTTTTGTTGGTTTGACTTGTGTTGTCATTTGGTTTTCCTTTGTTCACAACAAATCCGAGCAAGACGGCTGCCGCCTCTGAGGACACGCCAATTTCCTTGGCAACGCGCTCTATGTCTTCTGCTATCTCTTTGAACACTTCTTCCGGCTCATCTCCACGTTCGCGGATAGTCTGCGAAATACTTTTGAGCATTCCTTTATGCTGCAAGCGTTCCGCGTTCACTTCCTTAATCGGGTCCACATACTTCCAACGTCTGCCGTTGTATTTGGCCTGTTCATACTGATCGATGCGCTCAATCTTAAGCGGCGTAGTGCCAATACGAATGGTTTTATGCAGTACTGCCTGTTCTACCCAGTCCCGATACACAACAGAGTAAAAGCGATCCTTGAGCCATTCCTGCACATCCATCCAGAAATCTTGTTCCGGAAGAACTCCCGCACGAATTGAAGAGAAGTTAACCTGTGACAAATCGCCGGAAAGTGAAGCGTACGAAACGCCCAAATCAGCGGCGATAATATGTAGGTTTGTTGTAATGAACTGCTGATACTCGCCCTGCGGAAACTGTGGACTCCACTCTGCAAACTTGTAGCCCACCGGAAGCACATCGAACGTGCCCGGCTCTGCATCCATTGGAATGTCTTCCGCGTCGTCGTCCTCATCGGGAAGATCTACTTTGTCAGGATCAAGCTCGAAAAAGCCTTGTTTAGACGCACCGACACGAGCGTTAACAATCGACGCTTCCGTGTATTTGTCCAAATGGTGCATTTGAGGCAGTGAACCAGCCAGCCAAGAGAAGCCGCGTTTCTGTCCGATCATCTCCGCAGCAAACAAATGAATCATGTCTTCTGCGGAAACGCGGGTTGCTTCCTGATAGCTGGTCACTCCGTGCATGTAGTGCGGATCTTCGTTGACTACATAATAGGCAACTGGTCGCCCGTACGGGGTGTATTCAATACCAGCAAAGATACGGTTGCCGTTGGAAAGTTCTTTCTTGAGATTCACGGGTACGCGGGTCGGATCAATAGCCTGTAGCTGATAGCGGTACTTGCCGAAGCCTTTACCGCGTAGCTTACGAATGAATATTTCCCCATCTGTAGCAACGGTACGCATGACTAGCTTTTCCAGCTCATGCCATGAGTACAGCCCTGTTACTTCCGGATCTTTACCCCAATCTGCAAACGCTGATTTAAGAGCCTCACGCGCAAGAGTATCCGCTTTGCCGTTGTAAGAAACAGCCGGAGAAATCTGCATTCCCTTATGACCAATGACATTGGTGGTACACAGACGAAGGAACTTTTTAGCATGGGGTTTGTTGCGAGCTGCTTCACGTCCACGAGCGCAGACAGGTTGCCAGCAGTGTTCAACAAGAAAATATGGACTTACTGGCGTAGTCGTCCATCCGGTAGTTAGTCTGTCCGCATCTGCCGCAGCAAGTGCACCTGTAGCGGTGCCAAAACCACGCCCAAGATTTCCCCCGCCACCAATGCGGGAGAACTTAGGCATCGATGCGCCGGAGCTTGCGGATACCTGTGCAGTGCCGTTGTTACCTCGAAAGAAATCAAATAGACTCATAACCACACCCGCACAGGTTTCGGTTTAATACCGCGCTCTTTGCGAACAAGCGTTACATAAAACGCTCGTAGCTTCAAAAGCTCATCGACGCTGTAACGGGTGAGGCTACGACCTTTGATGGTGTAACTTAACTGGTCTTTGCTTGCCTTTCCTGCGAGGCAAGCTTTAACGGCATCCAATCCTTTTTCAGCATCGGTTCTACCGTCAAAGCCTGCCCCTTCATTCAGGAGGTTCGGACTTACATTCAACGCGCCACTTTCGAGGAGTACTTTTGTTTCCTCACGTTCTGCAAAAAGCTGCCAGTAATACCGACCAGCTTGCAGATCCGCAGGTAACGAAATCTTATGTGCATCACCTTCCGGCTGACTGAGAACAGTAGCCGCGCCCACACCACGCAGGGCAAGCACAAGGCTGTACCCTGCTGACGGCGGGAATCCGTCCGGTGTAATCAGGCATTCCGCTGGAGTATTCGCAACGAGTTTTTTAGGTATGCAACGCAACAATTTTTATCCTGATACAAAGCCGCTCCTTTTACGGGTTCGGCGTTTGCGCTTAGTTGTTGTTTTAACTTTACGCTGTTGTATCTCGGTTTCGTTTTCCGATTCCAGTGTGGTTTGAAACTCTTCAACTGATTTCAGCTCTGCGGCGCGCTTTTCGATTCGTTTCTGATAGCGGATAAGGGAAGGGTTCATAATATTCAACGCAGCATAGGCATAGTTACGACAATCAAGGGCTTCGTTACGCGGACGGATCTTCACCCATTCACGTTTTGGGAATCCCTTAATGTAGCGGGTAATGCACTTTTCTGCGGTAAGTTGTTCGAAATATGTATCCGGATAATGGTCGGGGAAATGGCAACTGCCCTTTGTGCCCACCTCTTTCTCCAAGCGGCGATACAGCAGCGTTTTACACTGATCTACGCCCACCATGTATAGATCAACAGGCCGCCCGCGCTTGCCGGATTTCTTTTTCTTAGCAGCAGAAACAATCGGCACCCCAACGCCGCCCTGTCCTTTGATGGCATAACGGCGAGAGCTTTTACGCTTGGCGCAATACTTATAGACCGATTGCGTGTTGTTACCGCCAGAGTCTATGCACGTTGCGAGAATAGAAAGCTCTACACCGGATTCATGCATAAACTTACAATCGCATAAGTCATCCAACGCATTCCATACGCTATGCTCTCCGAAGTCGTCAGGGTCGCCCGGAAGAACTGCATAAGCAATGGACCAACTTTCTTCATGCATCCCCCAGCCGACCAGCTCAAGCTCAAGACGATCTGGCTGAACATCTACGCCCACGGTAAGAACAACTACGCCTTGCGGACATTCTGCCGCGTATTCTTCCTTGCGGCTCATCAAAGTAGATTCGTTAATTGTCTCGCCGTCCTCTTCCCACGTTTCAGCAAGAGAGACGTTTACGAATGACTGCGAATCGCCCGCCGCTTTCTTATCTATGCATGACTGTGCAATCTGCGCCCACGTTCTCCACGGGCTGTACATCTCGTTCAAATGAAAAGAGGCATGCCCCATGAATGGCTTGGAGCCAATCCACACACCTTTTTGCAGCATCCCGTATTTGTACTTGTCCTCAATCCCAACGCCGCAGTGTTCACAGAAATACAAGGCGGTATGCGGTAGATGCGTTCCATCTTCGCCCTTCTCCCACTTAACCTGCCCCCATTGGAACCGCTGCAACTCGCCGCAATGCGGACACGGCACGTAAAAATATCTCTGATCCCCAGCTTCAAACGCCTTTTCGATTCGGGAGAAACCTTTGATTGTAGGAGTGCTGATCTCAAGCAACTTACTCAGATCGCCAAAGGTTGCGGAGCGCTGGTGAAGAAGCTGCACCGGATCGCCTTCTTCCGTCACGCTGTAGCCGTCCACTTCATCACATACGATAATTGGAGCAGATCGCCCGCGCATAGTGTTCGCAGATCCCGACCACGAGAACATGAGAAAGCCACCCGGGTACGACTTCATGAGCTGGTTGTTTACGCCGTCTCTGCTACGCGGTTTTGCAACCACTTCCGAAATTTGTTTGGTATCTGTCAGCAGCGGAGTAAGCTTTGTTTCCTGCCACGTTTTCAAGTCTGACTGCGTAGGCTGCATGAACATGACGGACATAGGATTCTGTCCGATATGGTAGCCCACCACGTTGTTGGCAATTTCAGTTTTGCCAACCTGTGCAGACCACATAAGCGAAACACGCCGAGTCCTGCGGTCACTCATACAATCCATCGGTTCACGTTGATACGGAGCGTTATCCGTTTTCCATTGTCCGGGTGTTGCATTGGCCGCACCAATGATTCTAAAATTATCGGCCCACTCTGAAATATTCATCCGCACTGGCGGCTTGAGCATCCTCATAGATTTTTTAAAAACCGACAGCACGCCTTGCCAGTTTGAAAGCGGATTTTCCTGCACTGCGCTACTCATCCACAGCATCCTCCAGCAGCTCTTGCTCACACAATCCGGAGAGCGCAGAATCTATTTCAGATTCAAGCAGCTCTTTAACTGAAACCACATCATCACAGGCCAGTACTCGCCCGCCCACACGGTCAGGAATGGACAGCATTGCTTGCCGAACTTCCACGAACGTAGTGGATAATGCCCGCTCTACTTCTTCCAGCGGGGCCACTTCACCGAGCAACTTAGCAACCTCAAGCCGATCACGTTGAACTTTGAGCCGCAGAGATTCCATTTCAAGATCTCCCTTCGTCATGCCGTCATCAAGCACAGTTGCACTTCGGTTAACTTCGCGCTGGGTGTTCCACTGGATGCACTCGGCAAGGTCAAACTGCCACGACTTGCCTAGTCCCCCTTCCTCGACAAAAGGCATCCCTTCACGAATACGAGCACGAAGAGTAGGAAGGCTCATAGAAAACACCTGCGCAAGCGTGTTCATGTCCACAAACTGCCGTATGAGAGTGCTCTCAATTTTCTGTTTTTTCTTTTTCTTATCCGCTGCCATTTCAAGACCTTAATCCGGTTATCCACAGGGTTCACACGTAAACAACAGAAAGCCGTTTCAAAACTCCACGCACAATGCGAAACTCGCGATAGCCATTCACCCACAGAGCACCCCCCTCGGGAAGAACCTATAAAGGGAAAGAACGTCCGTAATTGTCCCTCATTGATTCAAACCTTTTTGTTTTAGGGAAAGTTGTAGGTTTCTACCTTTCTCGGCTTCTGCACGCTTCTTGGCTCTTAATTCTGCGCCTTCAACCAACGATAATAGACCGTCTTCACAGACGACACAGACATACCCATTGCACGAGCTATTTCTAAATGCGTCAGCCCTTCACACCTCATCTGGATAATCTGCCTATTACGCTGCTGCTTAATCAGTCCCGAACATTTAGGAATGCTCAACGGTTCGCCCGCATACTCTGCCGCCAGCTCACGCGCTGCATCTTCCCCGATGGTCTGTATGAGCCAATGAGAAGCCCTCATACGGCTAGGCGCTGGCACGTATATATTCCGGCACTTGTCCTGCTGCTTGCCCCGCACCAGCTCCATTGTCTTCTCTATACCGATAACGTCCGCAATGGCCTGTGCTGTTGCTGGTAAAGTTGCTTGTTGCTGCATACCTACCCCCATCACTTTCTGAGTTTGATATTCTCGGCGAATTCACATGTTCTCTTGGATAAAATATCCAGAAGCTTGCCGCCGTTGTATCCTGCCAATCCGGTAGCCGCTGCCTTCTGATCCGGAGTAAGAAACGCCACATCTTGCAAAAACAGCGAAACCACAACGCCAGTAAAGGCAGCCACCAACATAGCCACCAGCGCGGCTCTAAAAGTGCAGTTGGTTCGCACCGCCCGAACAAGGCCGCCTAGTACCGAGATGACGATAGGGGGCAAAAGCCCCCATGCTTGCGCAAGCAGATCCTTTTCAGGCATCAGACACGCGCCTCTGCGGGTAAAGGGGAATTGCCTTCAGGAAGATCCGGAAGGTTGCGGAGCTGCAAAGTACGTCGCTGGAACTCATCAAGCCCCGGCACTTCATATCCAGCAGCAGAAAGGCGCACTGCGGACTCATAGGCTTTCATGCCAAGTCCAAGCCCTGCGGAGATCAAATTGATTGTGTCCTGTGTGTTCATAGCCATGCTATTTGTCCTCCTTACTGGTGAGTTGAAGCATCAGCCGTGCAGCGTCTTTCAATGCGTCCTGCGCACCTTCTCTCAGGCGATCATAATTATCCGGTTTCTCTTTGTACGCGGCGTAAATGTATGCGGCATCTCGATACAGAACGACTGCGCCCTTGGTTCTATTCAGAACGGGCGCGACCATCGTAGACATACGTTGCTTCAATTGCGGGCTAGTCGTTTTATCGTTGTACAATTGCAGATACTCGCCATGCAGGGACGCGTACTGCAACCGTAGCTCTTCCCCTGCTGCAAGTGCCTGTTGGTCTGGTGTTAGATTCTTGAACGCACATGCAGAAACCATAAGAGGCGTTAACAGCATGGACACAATCATCAAGTTAGCCTTTTGTTTTGGACTAACTTTCTTCACCTGAACTTTTGTATCTGCTTTTAATCGTCCATAAATTGCAAAAAATGACGCAACTACACCTCCAAGCGTTGCAAGTTGATTTATAAGTTCGGCTTTTGAGCTTTCATCAACTTCAATTCCAACTTGCATAAAAACAATACATAGGATTGAAACAACACAACCCCATACTGTTTTTGACTGCAATAATCCTTTAACTTCGTTCATAGAACATTCTCCAAACTAGTTAAGATAATAAAAAAGGCATGTACCAAAGTAAGTACATGCCATAATAGTAGTTATGCATAAAAAAAGCCTGTGCATACACATGTATACACAGACAACTAGTAAATTTAACTACAAAATATCAGATAATTTTTCTTGAGTAAGAAGCTCCAATCCGTTTTGCATAGAAGATAAGTAAATTTCTACGGAAATCTCACTATGTCCGCACCGCTTACAGATCCGATGCCGGACAATGTACTTTTCATCGGAGATATTCGAACGCGGCACATGCGTCTTGCCGCCACATGAAGGACATAACATGCTTACCCCCCTTCTATACCAGTAACGGCTCGTTCATTCATGAATGCAATCAAATCACCTTCATTCACGCGGTACACAGCTCGTTCGCCCTTGCTCATGTTTGCCGCTGGCAGCTCACCCGAAGCAATGGCAGCGCGTACCCATTTAGACGATACAGAAAGCCGCTCTGCAACTTCCTTTGTGCTCAAGTAATTAATCAAACATGCCTCCAAGCTCTGCAATAGCATTCTTGCGGTAGTGATCTCTAAACGTAATGTAGTGTGTGGTGCTCTTAGGATCTTTATGACCTAACGCTTGGCTCAGTTCCATAAACGGATCTATGTGTTCACCGCGCTGCCGCATAGCAATAAATTCGTCATACATCATATTGGCGAATGTCTTACGCAGTGTATGCGTTCCCACATTTTCGACAACGCCCACCCGCTGCATTGCCTCTATAAGAACCATCCGCGCCCGCTCGTAACTAATAGGCTTATTGGTATCACCCTGTGCTTTAAACAGATACGTTTCAGGACTCGCCCACACCATCGCCTTAACCTGCTCAAGAATCGCACTACGAGCCGCCGGAGCCAGATACACACTACGCGACTCATGCTTGCCTTTCATAAAACGGCGTTTCACTTGAATTGTATTACGAATACGCTTATTTACAACAACGTCTTTCACACGAAGCGACAGCATTTCTTTAATACGGAAACCTGCCAGTACGCCAAGCACAAAAAGGCACTTATCACGAATGTGGTAACGACCTTGAAAAGCACTGGAACACTGTAGTGTTTCTTCTTGTGTTAGTGGTCTACAGCCGGACATAACGACACACAATTAACCTATAAGCTAAAGTGACACATATGATCGATAAATTACTTCCAATTTTTGAAACAAACCCACAACTCTCAATCATCTCGAGGAATGTGGTTTTTGTGTCTTTTACGATTATCGTTATACACACTAGCTCCACTATCCTCCAACAGCCATTGCTTAGTCTTTTAGACAGCGAGCTTATAAAAACATTATTGTGCATTGTTCCAAGTCTCGTATTAGGATTTCTCTTTTTCATTTTAGCGTTTCTAACAATACATTTTTTTGGGTCATATTTTATTTCTGTCTGTGAATTGGAAGAAGAATCTGCCAATGCAATCAAAAAAGAATTCCCAAAAATTGATGAAATCGAAAGACTTGAACAAGAATATGCCCTCGAAAAACAAAATTTTGATTCAGAAAATTTGCGAGTTGATGACCAACTAAACTTAGCTAAAGAAGAACCTAGCAAAGACGAACTTGATGAAATAAATTCCAATTTATCTTCTTTAGAAGTTCAACTTAAACGATATACTGAAATTAAACGAAAGCTTGCCTGTGAAAAAAAGCTGCTTGAATACCATCGGAAATTTACTAGATATTCTCGTTTAAGGTTCATTGTTAGCTTCTGCATAACAAGCATAGTTATTAGCATTGCGATATCTGTATCTCTCCCTAATGCGTGGAATATATTTCTTTATTACTCTGGGGCAAAGCAAATTGTTGTACTTTCAACATTAAATGTCCCCTTGCCAATTCCCTCTTAACATAAAAAAGCTTAGTAGCCTTCTCTCAGATGCGATACCGCCCCTGAAAGGCGTTGGAGCACTGTTGTGCTTCTTCTTGTGTTAATGGTCTACAACCGGACATTTAATTCCTAATATAAGGGCAGTGACATGACAGCGCCTACAGCAGCGGAAGTGATAGACCCAACGAATTCAATAAAAAAAAGTGCGTCGTAATATCATATTTATATCTTTAATAAGCCTATCTGCCATAACCATCATTTCTGATTTACACTCAACCGGTGGAAGCCTAATTGCTTCTCCATTTTACTATTTACCTGACAACAGCATTTTCACATTTTGGTTTTCATATATTTTTAAATTTCACAGTATTTCACTGGTACTACTTTTACTATCTGCTTTGGCACTATTGATTCTCCGCTCAATCTTTGACTTTCTTTTTCATCCAAACTCACCAAGAGAAGTCCCTTTCCTCTTACATTTTCGTTTTTACACACTCATTGAACTTGAGGAACTCATCAGAAAGTTTCTTTCTCAACACCATTCTAAAGAGTATAGAGAATCTTTTTGGGCATTAGATCGCTATGACCCAACTTTTATAGAAAAAACTAGACGTCCCTATGTTATTAGTAAAAGACATAACACCCTCAATTCTAATGTAGATTCGTTGAATATATTATACAGCTTTCAACAATTGTTGCGGACAATATCTCCAACACGAGATGAGAATCTTATAAGCAACGTATCATCTAACATTTGTGAAACGATCGAAACTGAACTTAACATAAAATACACCTTGCTCGAAACCGGCAACTCTCAAATTGAGAGCCGTACATTTCCTAATAAAGAAGTAACCATTTCTAAGTCTTCTTACTCTTTACTTATAAAGAATCTATTCAGACTCTACCCTTTGCTTCACGATGAAATAAAAGTACAGAAAGACAACTCTCGTAAAGAAATTTGGACTCTAACCATGTGTTATGTTGAAGCCCTTGGAGGGACTTTCTTTGGTATTCTTACTTGCTTTCTTCTCATTTACGCTCTCACTCGCCTTATACTCTCACCATATCACCCCGTTTAACTCCTCCCAATCATTCTTATTTACCCAACACCCTCACCCACTCCCCATTCCTACCATGCTGTCCCATATCGAAATGGAACCAACTCATACCTTCGAAAGCTTCAATGCGCTGGATGTATTCAAACTCCGGCGCATTTTTATTTTTGCGAAGCTCTGCCCAGATCTCAGGCGGGGTTGTGTGTTTGAATTTGCAATCCATAGCGCGGAAAAACTTGTGCTCGGATAACTCTGCACCCTCTGGGCAATCCAAAGGCCGCCAACCGGAGTAGCGAAACACGTACGGAGCCTCATACCATTCCGACTCGTTGAACAGGTTCCAGTTGTTCACGCTGCATACTCCGTATCGCTCTCGCAGCCGATCCAGCGTTACAAGCACACGGTAGTCGAACAGGCGAAAGAGCTTATTCTTGTCCCTGCGGAACACATCCCGAATCGGAACCGTCAGCAGCTCCGGCGGTGGGATTAGTTCCTCAATTGCAAACCGCTTTGGCACGTAAGTACTTCCCATTCTAAGCTCCTATCGCCATGCTTTTAGCCATGCCGCCTGTTAACATCGTGATCTTAGCTCCCTGCCTTGCATTCCCTGCAACAAGCGCGGCTTGCGCCTTGGCAGTATCGCCCACAAGAGCAATTTGCTCTGTCCCATTTCGCCCAGGCAATGCACCCAAGTGCTCTACGTTCTGGTGCGTGAAGCTGACATAGCGTCGGCAAAAGTCTTTAGTGAACCACGTCAATTCGGACTCTCTCAGCGTAGAACACAGCCGCGCCCAGCCACCAAAACCACGCGCCACAACCGCCGCTGTTACAGGATCATCGAAAACAACCGCTTTAGAGCCACTGACTTCGACAATCGCCTGATAGACCTTTCCCGCCTCTACTTCGGCTCTATCTTCGACCTTGCCCTCAATGAACTCCAGAAGCTCCACAGGTCGCGGAAAGAAGCGGCATTTTGAAATGGCCTTATCTATCCCCTTCACCACGTCCTGCACAGGATACGGACTCAATGCACGGAAATAAATTTTCGGACGGAGTTCGTCAGCCTCGATCCCGAAAAACTGACAAAGCCCAAGAAATCGCTGTAAAAACATGTCTCGTTCGTCGATGTTTTCCCAATCCATGCCTACGCTCCCTTGCTCATCAAAGCTTTATACACGTCCTGATTATTTCTACTCACGGAGCCTGCCTTTTTAGCATTACCCTTGCCCTGTTTCGGCAGGTAATTGCCCTCTTGGACTTTGAGCATGTTGCCCACGTTCAGCAGCCAGTTGAACTGTGCAGTCCATTCGTTCACTTCGCCCATGAGATACGGGCAGGATGCTACGAGACGGAAATACTTTTCCCAGCCCTCGAGTGTGCGGAATTGAGAATCCGCCTTCATACGTGCTCGGATCATGCCCTTACGCTTACCATCAAGCTTAATCAGCTTCGGTAATGCTCTGCCTTCCGGCTGTTCATCCACGAGCACACGGTTGTACATTGCAGCTACGTCGTCGAAAAATTCGGCTTCTTCCTGCGCCTTGGTTTTACCCTTCACGGCTTCAGATTCAGAAATCGGTTCTGGTTCGGATTCGATATGCACACCAGAATCGGATTCCGATTCGTCAGGGCTTTTGACGTATGTATTATCTTCTCTCTGTTCTCTGCTCTCTGTTCTCTGATTAAGGGAAGCTTGCGTTAGCTCTTCCGCAAAGGTTTTAAGGAAGGCTTCCCGAAAGCCTTGCGAGAGTCCGTCTACCAACGACTTAACGCCAACAAGTATGTCTGTGCGAAGCTCACTTTCTGGCAGCTCCATGTATCCATAATGCCAGCTCTTAACCACGTTGGGACTCTCCGGCAGGTTGTACCGTAAGAAGTTGGGGAACCAAAAGAGCAGCTTCCCGTCGTGCTTAACAATCCCTTGCGTTAAGACTTCCTCAAAGCCTTTCGTGAAGGCTTCCAACTCCATACCAAGCTCACACGCCAGACCGGGAACATTTGCCCGTAACGCTCCAAGCTGAGTCAGATCCGGATGCGTAAGCATGAAGAAAACAATCAGCTTTGCATCGTTAGACAGGGCCATAAACTTTGCATCATTCCAAATGCACACAGATATTTTACGGTAACGCCGTTTAGTCATGAATTTACTCACTAAATTTGTTGCGTTGCGAGTTAATTTCTTGCGCACAGTGCTGCTTTGCGGCATAATGCACGGACTTAACCCCCAAGTTGAGTTTTTGTACAGAAGCACTCAGTGTGACAGCACTGGGTGCTTTTCTTTTACCCTTCCCGCTCCATCCTCACGGCGGTAACAGTCTCTTCAATTTCTGACTTCGCATGTTCTGCAAGCCGTTCAAGCTCTCGCAGATCCGCACCATTTCGAATTGCTTCGTGCAGTTCCATAAGCGGCGGGTAATCGTCTAAACACTCGCCCTCGATGCTGTCCTTATCCGGCTGCTTACAACTGTTCGGCGTTACGTGCATGTCTGCACCTTCTGCCATGTAGTTGAGAATGCCTTCTGCAAGCTCACGCTCTCCTCGTTGATCCAGTTCATAGGTCAACGTCCGGATTCTCTGGATAGGCGAACGCACACAGTCTTCCGAAAACTCTGGGTTTCGCACTTGCCGATATATTTGGTTGTGACCAACCTTCAAAATTCGTTCTAGCGCAGAAATACCAAGCACATCTTTTGACGCACTCATAAGTTCCCACGGCTCAAGCATAACCATAGACTCCACCTTTTCGATCTAATCAGTGAATATACACGCACACATTATCTGTGCACCTTTTGACACCAAATGTTATAGTGCGGTATCAATCCAATTCTTTGTCCCTAATACAAGTCAGGGCGTAAATTCTGCAAAGGGATGCCGAGCTTTACGTGATAACGTAAGGCTGCTTCGGCTCCGATATTACGCTCACCCTTACAATGCCGAAGAACTGCGGTCTTAGTGAGTCCACACTCCCTGCCAAGAGCGGCAAAAGTAAGCCCCTTTTCCTGCCGTAATTGTTCAATAACGTTTGTCATGCCGAGAAAGATACCACGAGGTTACACCATGAAGCAATCAAAAAAGTTAACACACGGTTACTCAAAGCCACTTAGTAAAGAACGTATGGTTAAATACGACCCAGAAAATGCCCAAGCATGGGCAGTTATTATGGATAAAATCCGTCAAGAGTATGCCGCTGGTAGCACTCAGCTTTCGATTGCCAAAAAACTTGGAGTAACGAAAGTTGCTGTGAGTCGCTGGCTTAGTGAAGATCGTGGGGGCGAACGCACTACCTTTGGTGATATGCTACGCTACGCCAAAGCACTTCACATTCCCTACGCTGAGTTAATGGGGGTTCCTCACAGCATACCACCACTTGAGATCACTTGCTTTGACAAAGCGTTAGCGACGGTTCTTAAACAAGCATCAGAAGACGCAGACCTATCTGTTTCAAATCTTGCGAAGAAAACCGGATTAACTGAATCTCAAATTAGCAATATATTCACTGCTCAAACTCCAATTACTGGAGCTGCTCTTCATAATATTTGCAGTGCTGTGGAAGTGGGCGCATCAATTTTATTCAAAAAAGCTGACAAGCTTATCCAAACTGAAACTAAATAGAAAACCCCAAGGGGGGACACATCAATGGATTTTGCAGATCACATCCAACGCTTCACAGATCGAGTGGAAAGCATGAGTGGCCATATTAATACTGAAGAAGCCGCTAAGAGTGCGCTTGTTATGCCATTTTTGCAGACGCTAGGATACGATGCCTTTGATCCACGCGTGGTTGTGCCAGAGTTTACTGCCGACATTGGTACAAAAAAAGGTGAAAAAGTAGACTACGCTATCGTCAAAGATGATAATCCAATTATGCTTATTGAATGCAAAAACATTGGTGATCCATTAGACGAAGGCAAAGCTGCTCAGCTCCACCGCTATTTTCACAATATTTCATCTGCAAGAGTTGGCATCTTAACTGATGGAGTCCGCTACAAATTCTTCTCTGATCTCGATAAGCCAAATGTCATGGACGAAAAACCTTTCATGGACATCGACTTCAACCACTTTGATGAGTCCCTGCTCGAAGATCTCAAAAAACTTACTAACGACAAGTTTGACGTAGACACTGCACTTTGTGCAGCACAAAACCTCAAATATACTCGTGAAATCAAAAAGCTTTTCAAGCAAGAATTAGCTGAACCTACAGACGCATTTATTAAACATTTTGCTTCTAAAGTGTACTCTGGCTCTATGCGCGCTAATGTTGTTGAAGACTTCAAAGAACGCGTAACCGCCGCTCTCGAAGGTCATATTAATGATGTAATTCAAGAACGTTTGCAGTCAGCAATGTTTGGTGGTGCAAAACCTGTTATCAACCAGCCTGCTGAACAACCAACTCAGCCAGAAGAAGCCACCTCTGCCCCTGCAGATGACGTTGAGCCAGCAGACTCTGATTCCGAAATTATAACCACTGAGGAAGAAATCGAAGGCTACCTCACTGTTAAAGCAATTTTATCTCAAGTAATCGCGCCAGAACGCGTTATCATGCGCGATCGAAAGTCCTACTGCGGCATTTTACTTGATGATAACAATCGCAAGCCACTTTGCAGATTACACTTTAATACTACACAAAAATACCTTGGCTTATTAGATGACGACAAAAATGAAACTCGCCACCCAATTGAGCAGCTTAACGAAATTTTCCAGTTTGCTGATCAATTAAAAGAGCGGGCACTCGCTTATGACGCATAACATTTCAATTTTCCTATAAGAATTTTGTCGTAGGATTATAGTCATACGACAAAGACCCCTAAGGTTGAAGTGGAATCTAGATCAATCTCCTTCTCCTTGCCCCCCCCGCTCCGGCGGGGGGGCTTTTTTTGTTCTTTCTCAATCTGCCACTTTCACTGTGGCATTATTTTTATCAAAAAAGTTACCGCGCGTTTACTTTTTTGTTGACATGGAAAGTTACCGTGCGCTAACCTTTCTTCACACCGAAAGAAAAAAGACCAAACGCAACGCGAGTATAGCACCGTTGTTAGTCCGTCACTTCTTGGGTGCATGTCTGCGGCATACGCATAGCGGTGCAATGGATATGGCTATTGGTGATACTGGTAAGAATGCTGACTAGCTGCGGTGCAGCCTTGCAAAATAACGGCTGTAAGGCTGCACCACTAAAAAACGAGAGGGCTGCATGTACGCAAGCAGATCAAAAGAATGGCCTACGACGGCTTTTATTAACCGCCTGTTCATAGCTGGCATTTTGGCACTTAGCTTTGCTGCCCTGCTCAGTTATGGCGAAATTTTAACGAGGTAAGGAATTATGAGTTACGAAGTAACCCTCGAAAGTCTTAAAGGCGGAGCCGCTGTTGAGATGGTGAACAACGCCCTTGAAGAAGTATGGGCAAACGTCCTTGATCCGAACACAAACGCCACAGCAAAGCGTTCTGTGGTTATGAAAATCGAATTTAAACCAGCACAAGACCGCGCAAGTTCACCAGTAAGCATTGCTGTTGAAAAGAAACTAGCTTCTCAGGCTGCGGTATCTGCACACGTAAACATTGGCACCGACAGCGACGGAATAGCCACTGCTTCTGAATACATGAATCCAAATCAGAACGAGCTGCCAATTGACCAGAAAAGCACATCCTCTGGCGAAAAGACCGCGCCCATAGCTGAGAACGTAACTCCGTTCAGATCGGCTGCGAACGCAAACTAACCTCACCCTCTAACTACTTCGAGAAATAACCATGGAAAGCAATACATTTGAAACTGCGGAACTCCTCATTAACACTGGCAAGGAACTGGCGCGCGAAGAGCTGAAAAACGAAAATGCTTTCGTTGTGCACGAGCACGAAGGCCGCCCATACATCAAAGGCAACTGGAACAAGCTTTACAAACCGGAAGCCGAAAGCTTGCACATCCACACTCTCACAGGCTTGAAAGACTATCTCGAAAGCAATCCCGACAAGCTCGATTACGACGAACTCATGGTGCATGTCGTAAGCCACGACACCGTACTTATCCGCTCCGTTCCATACGGCCCGCACAAGCAACGCCCTACGTTCATGCAAGCCGAAGCTATTGTTCCAGTGCATATGTTCTCCAGTGCTACACGCCCTGAGTACCACTCTCCAGAGCAATTCCTGCCATACATGCAGTCCTGCTTTGTAGAGACGGAAGGCGACCACCTGACCGACGTAATTCAAGTCTGCGGCAATATCTCTACTTCTGCAGAAGTACAGCAGCAGGACGACGGTATGAAGCAGAACGTCACAACTCGCGCTGGTGTAGTTACTAAAGAATTAACCGAAGTGCCAAACCCTGTAATTCTTTATCCGTTCTCCACATTCACAGAGGTTGCTCAGCCCGGTCGAAAAATGACGCTCCGTTTTAAAGGCGGCGAGAACGGCGCAAAATGCGCTCTTATCGAAGCCGACGGCGGCGCATGGAAGATCACCGCTATGCAATCCATTGCTGACTGGCTCCGCGAAAACCTGCCGGAAGAAGTAAAAGTTATCGCCTAGCTTCCCCCTCCATACACTGCGCCGGATGCAACGGGAATGCATCCGGCATAACCAAAGGAGCAAAGAAAATGGTAGCAACAATTTTGAATCAAACAGGTCAGCTCGAACTCTCCGGCCTTGCCGAACAATTTCGAGGCAATCTGCACAACTCACCCTACTATCTCGAAGTAGATACAGTTGCAGGTATTCCGGTAATTGCCCACTGCGACTGCTGCGGTCACCTAATCTGCGAAGGCGAAGTACACACCAGCAACAACCACGGCGTATGGTGCACCCGCTGTATGCCGAGGGGTTGTTAAGCATGGCAGAAAAGCTAACAGCAGATTGGACGCTTGAACTCAATGTTAATTGTCCACACTGCAACGAAGAAGTGGATCTGCTTACCGAATGCGATTTTTGGGAAGACAGACCAAACGACTTCTCAATTCTCTTTTTAAAAGACCAAGAAGTTTACTGCCCTGAATGCGGCGAAAAATTTACCTGCGACTTTGACCACTAACCATAGCTCTTGAATTTTGGAGTCACCATGCACCACTCAATTACCACACAACAACTTCCCCCTATTGCTAATCTTGATGAAATGGCCGAGCTTGTTAAAATGAGCAAAGGTAGTCTGGCTGGTGTATGGAAACAATGGCCTCACTTTTACGTGGGTACCGGAAGAAACGCCAAAGGCGCACGGTTCATCCCTGCCGATGTGATTGCCTATCTATATGAAAATGGAGGATTCGATGTCCGTAACAGCCTACCAAACCAAGAAGGGGCGACGTTACAAGGCCGTTCTGTATCTGGACGGAGCCGTGGTCAAAACAAAACGAGGGTTTCTAACCAAAAAAGTGGCTCGTCAGTGGGAACAGACGGAAACAAGAAAACGTACTATGAAAACCCCGACAGGCACGAGCTTCGGCTTTGTGGCTAACGGTTATCTCGACTTCATGCAGGAACGACGGCAAGCTCAGACTTTCGCATACAAGCGCACCGTAATTAATCGCCTTCTGGAGTTTCTAGGAGGCGATTTTATTATTGAGGAGCTTCCAGATTCAACAATTGAAAACTACCTTGTACACCTGAAACAAGCCGCCAGTGGCAAGACTGCTAACAGGCATTGCAAAGAACTTTCAATCCTCTGGAACTGGGCGATACGTCGAAACCATATCCAAAAAAATCCTTGGAGGGCTGCCGAGCCTTTTCCAGAGGAAAAATTTATTCGACATGTCCCAACACTGGGAGACATTCTAAAGGTTCGAGAGGTTGCGACTGATGAAGAACGAGACTGGATAGATGCGCTCTACTACACTGGCGCACGGATAGGCGAGATTACGAATCTAAAATGGGATGACATAGATTTTGAGCTGAACACCATTACGCTCTACACGCGAAAGCGAAAAAGAGGGAATCATGAGCCGCGAACGCTCTCTATTTCGCCAGCGTTTAGAGAAATGCTTGAAAGAAGAAACCAACGCCGCACCGCTGATCTGGTTTTTCCAACACGATACGGGAACCCGCAACCGCGCTCCGGAAGCTTTCTAGTTGGTCTATTTTCTAGGAACTGCCACAAGGCAAAGGTGTCCAAATTCACTGCTCACGGAATACGCCACCACGTAGCAACACGGCTTAAAGATAGTAGACAAGCAACCTCTTATCAAATTCAAGCATTCTTGGGGCATATGAACCACTCTACTACAGAGCGATACTTGCATGACCTCGCCGTAGATCGGGACGTTCCGCACCTGCTCACGCTGGAGGAGTTGGAAGAAAAAGGAACGTAGTTTGTTGCTCATCATAATACTTAAGGGCTTTATCCAACAGGATGAAGCCCTTTTTATTACAATTCAAATAGGTAGCATCTGTTGAATACGAACAGTGCAATCTAACTTCCCGTTTTTTACTTAAAAGTCTCTCTTCCATAATAATTATCATTCGATTCAAAAATCGTTATCATTAAAATAATTATATAAAATAAAATAATAGGAGTGAGAAATGAAACCGATTCGCCTGTCCTTCAGCACTGTTCTTTTATCTGCTCTCACTAACGTTACTATACCGCTCATTGTAATGCTTCTAGGTTTCTATTTCATTCAAGATAGTTATGACGACCATCAGCGTGCTAAAACAACATTGGAGCATTATGCACAATTTGAAGCAAACACGATCTCAACAAGAATGGAAAATGTAGATGACGCCTATAGCAAGCTACTTGCTGTCGCACTTCCCATCGAAGGAACCAACTTTCAGGGTCAACCTCCGGGCCAAGTGCTTTCAGCCTTTAAAATAGCTCATGATAACTTCATCGACTCCCTTTATATTTTAACAAGCTATTGCCAAGAAACTGCACCTACATCAGACTTATTAGTTAATAATGCTCAAATATTATACAATTTAAAAACTACTCCTCATAGCTCAGAGTACGCGATTGCGATTATTGACGTAAAAAATGGATATTCGGCGACTATAAGTGCTGCAAAAGAATGTATGAAAGAAAAACTTCGTAGCGTATTTGAGGATACATCCAATGCGAATTAACAATAATATAACAAAATGTTGCCTACAACTTGTAGTGATGACTTTCTGCATCGCAAGCACCATCGCATCACAGGCGCAAAACCATCACGACGGATTATTGCAAAGCGCTCATTATACATACGAAAATGCTACTGGAGTCATATGGGACAAAGAAAAAAACCGAACTTACTATACATTCATCCCATATATGTTCTTACTTTTTGACTATGATCCAAACAAAGCCGAAATACTTCCGCCAGAGATTTCTCCAGATAAATCGATCTATCATAAAGTTCTAACTCAAGACGGAATTACAATTTACCTTCAGCCTGAAGTAATCTCTAGAAATAAGTTCTCCTCAAAACTGGGATCAATGCAACACTACGTTTTCATAAGAAAACATGTGTTATTCAACTCTAGAAAAGACCTCATCAACCATAGACGTTACAAAAAAAAACGTGTCATAAACACAGGAGCTGTAGCTTCTGTTTCTCATTACTCTGAAGATATTTACACTCTTAAATGGTCAGATCATGGCATGAGTACGACGGGATGTATATGCAACGATGATCTTTCCAATCTTATTAAGGCTGGAGAAGTAACTGATTTAAAGCAACTTAATCCTCATATATTAACAACAACGACTAGTGCTCCAAACATCAACAGTAACTACTTGAACCGTCACCCAGATACTCCAGCTTGCTTTAAGTCTGAAGAGGAAGAAAGAATCGCTCAGCTATATCATTTAACCAAGACCATTCCTAAGCAAGAAAATAAGCCAGCTGAAATAATATGGAACTTTCCCACTAAAACCGATGAGTCCATCACTTTTTATTCAATCTCATTAACCGACAATATCAATAAGACCAGTAAATTCTATGCAATGAAGGAAGTTAAGACGGCAAATGGGAAACTAAAAGCAGTTGAAGTGCGAGGACCATCTATTCGTAATTACATTTTACTTACCCCACTTGATACTCCCGTAAACATTGCCCAAAAAGTCGGTAATCCGGATCATGATGAAAAGCTTTATGCCATTTCATACCCAACTCAATACTATAATCTAATGCAATATCTTACTAACAGAGTTCAAGACAAAGCCTTCGCAGCTTTATTGCTTGCCAAATACAATGCAACATGTGCTCCTTCCTATGAGTTAGAAGACATTTGCAAAATGCATAAATACGAAACTGATTTTAAAAATTAGAGAAGTTGCTTGCGACTCGATTTTGACTCGGTAGAGTTTAAAACAGACTACTTTAGACAATCTGTTATTCCGCTACAGCCCTCGCTATTCCTAGATTTTGTATGAATAGCAAATTGCTTGGATTGACTCGAAATCGTGCTTAGGTCTCAAAGCCTAACGAGGGTTCGAATCCCTCCCTCTCCGCCATATAGTGAATAAGAAAAGGGTGTTAACCAGTCGGTTAACACCCTTTTTATTTTTTAAAAACGACCACTCCAAAAATAAACTTTATTTTCGAACAACCATGAAGTTCTTGAAATAATTCGGATTGAATCAAGTGTTTAAATTGACATGACAATCTACGCCAGAAAGATATCTGAACAATTTAAACATGAATCAAGATGTACCGAACTTGCTGAAATTAGAGGATTCGGGAAAATGAAGGAAAGCTCTCATTCTAAATCATATTAGAATGAGTAGCTCTGGAACAATAAAGGGCTTCAGCTCTCACTGAAGCCCCATTTCAAACAAGACTAAAATTCAGCGCCAACTCTAAATCAGATGAATTTTACCGGAAGTTGAGACACTTCCTGCGCCAGAGGCACTAAGTTTTGCCTCATAGGTCAAATAAAAATCTTTCGTAAAGCAAACCTTTACTTCCCCTTTTGCCCAAGCAAAAAGAACTTTCACCTTACCTGACAATGTCTCACATGCACCAATTGATAATGTAGCACTGCCAAGTGAGAAGTCTTTCACAGACGTACACGCTTTCGCAGAAACAGTAACACTATTACCATGCACTTCATAACACAGTTTAATACTACCGATTCCTGCATTAAGAATCGTCATACATCCTTCAACATTTGATAGAGTCTGGTCTAAAGTTTTCTCTGCATTTTCTTCAATAACGATATGTGATAAAATGTCTTCTGTATGAATTTGGGTAGGCATTACTTTTCTCCTGTAATAAATGTTAATTAATTTGATATATTAAGATCACTTATTGAGAGATATAATAGAAAAACAAATGCCGTAATACTATCGAAATCAATAGGAAAGCAGTTGTTGTAAACTCTTCCATCAAGCTGACAGTTCAAAATTAGAATTTTCTACGTTAATAGATAGAAATTCTGACGCGGTAAGCCCGTCGAGAAGGCTTTGTGGGCGCTCCTCATTGTAACTTCCACCAGGGAAGTTATTTTATCCGCTTTAGAAGCCCTTTCTTTGCTCTGCGTTTTTGATTCAGACGAAGGTTGCAGTAAACTCTATTTGGGCGTGTGTCTTTTTAAAGGAAGCTTACAAACCAAAATGCAAATTTTCCCTATAAGAAGTTCTGGCAACTTAATGGCATAATAAAATAAAGCCCCTATCAATTTGACAGAGGGCCTCTTATTTGCTTTCAAATTTTATTCTATTCTCTAACCCGTTCTTCCATTCCGTCGAAGTGGCGGCGAAGTCTTCTACGGCCTTTTCCATGGATTGGAGGATGAATATTAACTCTGGGTAGTTATCGCCGAATTCTTCCCATCATTGAATACAGGCAGAGTTACAAAAAGAGGTGCCGGAATGTAATTGAAAACAATCATTCTGGTACCTCTTTCATGCTCGGTTGCCGCTCTAAGAATCGACAGAATATTAGGACTGAATATATAAGATCAAGTGCTGCGTACGATCACGTCAAACGTAGTGTCTGAACTATGCTTCTCGATGAACTGATGAGTAGATAACCTCATAGAGAGGCACAGCTAGGTGGGTAACGGTTCCTGTGTGGGTAGTTCCGTCTTCAACCATGATATCAGCATGAACATAAGCGGTAGTCCACGCCATCTGGATAGGATAGGTGCCGGGCAGGATATGGTAGAAAAAAGTCTCCTGCACTTTTGGGTCATACTTCTCGCGATACTGCATTTTTCTTGGAACAATAAGGGAATTATTTTTAATGGTAGGCATACCTGCCTCCTGGTAAAAAGTTATTCCACACTATTATCGTCTCAAAAAATAGAGAGAAAACAAGATGATAATCATGATTGCGATTATAAGAGATTAAAAACATTCGCAATTTACCTGCTATCGGAGAGGAATTATCCTCCCTTTGTAGCTGATAAAAAAGAACTTCACACCGCCGCAACGGGCACAACCTCCATAGCCTCACCAACAACGCATTTTCCGATAAAACTCTCACCTCGCTGTCTACCAAATCGATAGGGAACTACCTATCGATCCAATCAAAACTATTCCTCTGTCCTCAGCAATCAACTCACTCGTAACTTATGATATAGACAATACTTTTTGTGGCAATTATCCCCATCCTAGAACAGAAAATTTCATTCTCAGCACAAAAACACTTGCACCATCGCAACTTGTTTTGTTAACGGACGCAGTCCTTTCCAACAAATTCATGATGAGTTCAACGTGAATAAAAAGAACAACCTACAAGTGACCCTGTAAAATAAAACATTGAAGAATCTGTGGGCAATATAAACCAACACCATGAAGTGCGCCGTATTCGCACTGCAATGAAACTGTTGGTAACGGGTGCCCTGCTGCAACGCAGGCACTGGAACACCGTAAGATTTACCGATGACAACATAATGATGAACAGCTTTACCTCATACAACCAAAGGTACCCAACTGTTCATGCCACAATTTGCATGTGCTGGCACATTGCGGAAGGAAAAACGGATGGATATAGTAAGTTACACACTTGGGATGATAGGAACTGCGGCCTTTGCAATAACTGCTGTGCTTGAATCTTCCAGACAACGCATCGCTTTATTCGGCGCATGCGTACTCGGAGTTATCACAGCCATTGGCGGCGGCACCATCAGAGATTTAATTCTTGATGTACCCGTCTTTTGGGCAAACGACCTGAACTACATTTGGGTTGGTCTTGTTTCAAGCCTAATCACGTTTGCAGCGACTCCCTTTTTCAAGCGAAGATTCATCTATTCACTTATGTTGTACATCGATGGACTTGGTGTATCTCTTTTTGCGATACAGGCAATGGATAAAGTTTCTGCACTAGACTTTGCGATGCCTGTTGGCCCTATCTTACTGGGTGTTATTACAGCTGTCGGGGGCGGTGTAACCCGTGACGTGGTTGCGGGGCGTACAACACTCATTATGACACGAGAACTCTATGCAACGCCTGTACTCTCAGGCTGCATACTCTATTCTATTGTCACTCACATTTTCCCTGAACACAGAGCTACATTGGGATCTATCTGTATAGTCACCATTTTTGGGATTCGCTCTGCTGCGATTCACTGGAAACTCTCTGTTCCAGATTGCTTTATGACTAAAACAGCAGAAGACGAACCAAGCTAGACCATAGCTTTACGTTTCTCACATTACTTCAAAAAAACAAGCTCATAACTTTTAAAAGGTTATGAGCTTTTTATTTTAGCCGCTGTCAAAAATCTAACACAGCACAACGCACAATGCACAAGGCATAGCAAAAGCCCAGCCGCCTAGGCTTTCTTGCGTTTTAGGCTCTAAACGCTTTCCATTTTTGCATTGCTTTGCACATAAAAAGCTTAAAAAAGAGCAATCACTCTAAACAGAAAAATGTAAAAAAAAGTTTAGGTGTATTTACTAACTTTTTTTAGCTTCTCACTCTCACCCTACAGCACTAAATTCGTGAATAAATAATGTTGGTTATAAATTCACAGTAAAAGATTTAATGATGTTAGTTTTTTGACATGCATTATAAGTTTAGCACTGCGTATAGTAAAAAAATTGATTTTGACTATAACATTTTTTCTACTGCATCCGATTAGACACTTACACATTGAATTTGCACTTATTTTACATGCAAACAGTGCTTGTAACATCTGAGTTAGTGTTTCTACTAAAATATGAGGTCATAAAAATGAGACAATCCCATTTTGAACTGCTGTCAAATGGATCAAGAGCTTGGAACAACTGGAGAAACGAGTACCCGGAAGTAGAACCAGATCTATCTTCTGCCGATTTATCTGAAAAGAACTTGAGTGGATACAATTTACATAGTTGCAACTTACAACACGCTACTCTTGCTAACTGCGATCTTCAGGACGTTAATTTAACTAACGCAAACCTTGAAGGCGCAAATTTAGCTGGAAGTTATGTATATTGGACCACTCTGAGCAATGCTAAAATATGTATGCTCCAATTAGCAAAAGCTAATGTTTGGAAACCAATTATGTAATAACAGGTAGTAAGTAGAACAAAGAAGTACGGTAACACATGTTACCGCACAACTAGGCGTACCTAATAAAAAAAGCCCCCTACCGTACTAGGGGGCTTCTTAATTACATTCTATTGTCTATTCGCTTTCGCAAGCATCAAGAATCTCTTCTATTCTCTCAGCTACAAGAGCTGTTATCTCTTCGGGGTCGACTTCATATGCTTCAGACTCCGCATTTACAGCAGCTTCCAAAATAGCCTTGGCAACATCTTCAGGCTTTTTGTCTGCCTTCAAGGCTTCACTTTTTGCCCAGTCTTTAGCCAATTCTATCGCATCTTCTCTTTCAGCTTCAATCTCTTCTTCAATAATCGTTTCTTCATAAGCTTCAATTATGAAAGACAAAACAGTTGCAGCTTCCCGACTAGAACTCACGAGCCAGCCATCAACTTTCACACCGTAGGATACTTTCTTTTCATCAGGGCAAATGCTGATTGAATGTTCCTCGAATGTTCCTTCCAACGTTCTGCCTGAACGCATAAAAGAATCCATTCTCTCAATCCAGTCACTATGACTGGGAGCATAATCATACATTGCAATATCCTTTGTAATTAGTTGATGAAGACAGTCTTCGCTAAGGGGTGAATCAACTATCATGTATAAAAAAGCATAACAACACCGAATAATTAGTCAGTTATTCAAAGTAGAAACATCGTCTTTTGGCTTATAGCAAAAGATTCCTTTTTCGTATTGTATGCATCTTCCTATCCTTACCCTGACAGTTCTGCCTGTAAAGTATAGCAAACTCCGCCTACTCTCTTTGTAAAATTTAGTGGAGACGATACAACCCACAGATGTTTTTTCACAACTTATTCATACGCTAGACAAAAACGAGAGGAGCAATAAAGCTCTGTTCCAGATATTTATTCGTATGCTTGACGGGCACAGAAAAAACGATAGAGTTTTTTAATAGATACCGAGTGTACTCACACGCTAAAAAAAGTTTCAAGCATAGCAATATTGTTTGCTACAAATTATACAAATTTCCTATAAGACTACATGCATCATCATGTGCTTAAAAAAACAGAGAGACTACAGTGGAATACCCAATTAATAAGTTAATACTTCTACTTTCCAAAGGCTCATCATTAACTGTTTCCACCTGCGACATCATTCCAGAAGAGCTTGAACAGCTCCTCACTGTTGCAAACGAATCCGGTTCCAGCTTAAAAGTTATTGCAAACATGTCCGAAACCAACTTTGCAGTAGCAGAGCTTGTATCAGAATATGCTTGCCCAAATATTTCATTAAATATTGCCGCAGCAGACAAAGCGTAACAATAAAAAGTCCTCTGCTTAATTGTAGAGGACTTTTTTACTTTCCACATACGAATGTAAAAAGCTCTTACAGTAACTTGTAAGGGCTTTTTTAAATAATTTTATAGGTTTTCTTTTAAAACAATTTTGACTATAGGTTCTCGCTGCTTATTCCGCAGATTATTAGGAGAATACTATGGGAATTTTTGATGCCTTATTAGGCAATGCATCCGAAGTTGATGCTAAAAAACTATATAAAGATTTAGAGCCGATTATGGTTGAAGGCGAAGAGATTGAACGCGCTTTCAAAGTAATCCGGGACATGTATATATTTACTTCAGGACGCCTTCTTTTGATCGACAAGCAAGGTATGACCGGTAAAAAAGTTGATTACCTGACCATTCCATACAAATCGATCAGCACTTTCTCCGTTGAAACCGCAGGCCATTTCGACATGGACTCAGAACTCACCTTGTGGGTTTCCGGTCGCCATGCGCCAATCAAAAAAGAGCTCAAAAAAGGCAGCGACGTTGTGGGGATCCAGAAACTCCTTGCAACAAAAATCCTGAGCTAGAAAAGAGAAAGAAAAAGCCCTGCTAATTTGCCTGCCCTTCTCACAGGATGCAGACAAATTAGCAGGGCTTTTTTCGTATGTTTTCGATGGCTAGTTACATTTTGCATTAACCGAATTTATATAAAACCCAATAGCGCTCAAGCAACTCCACACGTAACCAGAGCAGCTACCACGCGCCCTCGCTTGCCGTCACCTAATCAGGTGATGCGATCACAAAAAAAAACTCCCATCAACTGATGAGAGTTTTTCTTTTATCTTCGTCCAGTCGCTTATTCGAACTGGTTGCTTATTCGAACAGGCCGCACTGGTCGCGTTACTTGCGCCTCTTCTTCTCATTAACAACAAAACCCTGCCGTCGTATCTCATACCAGATAAATGGAGCGTAGCGGGCAATCTGAGCGTTTGTAAGGGCATCATCACGGGTGCGATCTTTATAGCGAGCGTAATACTCTGCGCGTTCTATGTCGTACATTTCTTTATCCAGACTCAAGGCATCCAAAATCTCGTAAGCCTTGTCTTCCTGCTCCATTGTCAGTTCTTCAGAAACCGCGATCATGCCGGTATCCAGCATCAGCTCAAAGGGATAGAAATCCAAATCATACGGACACGTCAACGTCTCCTGTCCACGGCTGGAATTTACGCGCCTGTCCGCAAGAAGATAGTTCCGCCACTCGTATGCCTGCCATGCATTCTGCGCTTTCGGAATAAAGTGCTCTACGCTGCCTTCGCGGTTTCCTGAACCGTCGGTATCTGGATCGAGATAGACGCCAAGGTACGCACAAATATCGTGGTAGCTTCTATGGAGCATGGGTATGGCTCGACTCCAGAACCTTCTCCATGGGAAATTTGCAGGTGGAGGATCACCCTGTTTGACATGGTGACGCCTTAAAAACATTCTCCCCGGCTTTCTGACTTTTTTATTGAAACTTCCTGGCTCCGGAGCGCGGGTCACTGGGATCATAAATTCCAGCCCCGTTTCTCTGCACGGGTACGCCAGAATGACCAGAACGGGTCGGCCTGATGCAACGCGGCAACCAGTTTTTGATGAACAACTTGGGCCTCTGCTTCGCTAACGCGGTTACGCACTGCCAGCCTAGCCTCTTTAATCGCTTCTTCACGCTGTTCTGAAGAGTCTGTCTCTAATCCAAAAACAGGGCTTGTAAGCCACGCTGCAGAAGATCCGCGTCGTACCCATTCCTCTTTTTTCAACTCTATTTCACACTTTTCTTTGTTCATATCAAAAGTATAGAGCGCGTCTTCCTCTTCATCAAAAATAGGATCAAGGGACGCCAGAACCAACGGAGAATGTGTAGTACAAATAAGCTGCGTAGAAACATCGTACCCTGTGAGCAGGCTGCCCATGACGGATTCGAGAGATTTCAAAATACTTCGCTGCCATTGCGGATGCAGATGCGCTTCCACCTCATCGATCATGAGAACAATTTTTGAGGCTGCCTTCATGTTGTACTTTTCGCACAGCTCAATGTGCTCATTCCATACCCATGTCATAGCATAAAGAAGAGATAAAATTTTGCGGATACCTGCTGATGCATAGATGAGTGGGGTTTCTTTGCCGAACTCAGACTTGATTGTAGGAAACTTGCGGCTGTCGTCTGCTTTAACCCTGCGCAAACTGCCAATGGAAAACGGCTCACCCTTCGGGGATAAATGACGTACGCCCTTCTTCAAGCACTCATAGGCAAAGCTGTCTTCACGCTGCCAGTCGCCCCAGTCTGCAATCAGACCGTTGAACTCCTGCCTGCGGCGCTTCTGCACACCGTTCCAAAGTTCTGCTTGAGAATATATACGGGTAGTCTTTTGCGTAAAAGAAATGCTCACGTTTTCATAATGCCGCGCACGTTCCTGTACAAGCGCCCGTGCAAACTCATCTGCCTGCGCTTTAACCGGATCATACATAGCCACGGTTCCGTCATACTTCATATACAGCACAATAGAATCGCTCGGGGAGTTGCCTTCTATAATCCGTTCGTCTTCATTCGAATTACAGCTCCACACCTGTCCCAGAGGCTGAAAAACATAATGCTGCACCACATCCATTTTATTAATGGAATCAAATTGGCCGCGAATAACCGGCTCCGGCTGGTCACTATTATTGTAGGAAGCAGTAATCAGCGATTCCGGCATTGCCATCTCGCCAGCCCACTCCTTTGTGAGCATCCACCATGCAACATCAAGAACAAAACTCTTTCCCAAGCCGTTATCACCCGTAAACACGGTGAGTCTGTCCCCGAACTCTATTTCTAGATGTTCGGAAGGCCCCACGTTGTTAAGCTCAAGAGTTTTGATCATCATCTTCTCCGTGAAAAATATATACAGCGCAGCCCGCGCTAATAAACTAATTTGTTATGACTAATATAGTCCACTTGGCTATTTTGTCTAGTCGGCTCGACGTCAACTACGTCACCATCACTCACGGCTTCATTTCGTCCACAGCCTGACTTTTATACGAAATTTCTCCAAATCCCGCACAAGCGACAACCTGCCCCAGCTCAAACAAGGGTTTTATTTTTTGCAGTCACCCCACACGGCAGCACCACATTTTTTCCACAAAACAATTCCACCAACCCAAAGCTTGTTGTAGAATCATGGTTCGAACATCCTCTCATAACCTTTGGCGGCAAATGCAGGGAACTATATGCAGCACCTTACTCCACAAGAAATTTTTGATGTAATATCTCAGGACTTTGGAAGCAAAGTGCGATTCACAGAAGCTGATCGCGTACTCTGTGACGACCGCAAAAACAAATGCAACAATCAATCACCCCAAGATCATCAAAGCAAACATCAATGTTTTCTTAGATACGATGGCTGTTGCGGAGCGCACAACACAGGCAGAATCGCCTATCTGATTAATCCGGATCATGAAAAAAAGTTCGAAATAACTCTAAACGTGCACGTAACAATAGATGAAGAGACATTTTCGCGAGAGCTTCTGCTCGTCCTTCCACCAAGCACGAAACTGGGCTTAAGCTGCACAAAAACATTCACACAACCGGAAGCGACTCTCCGCTTTACCATCCTAACTGAGAATATAGTGTGACTAACACGGCAGATAGACTACTAGCATGGAGATTAGCGCCTAAGCCTTTGCAAAAATTTTAAACAGGAGACGATCCTCACACCTCGTCCCCCCCATAGCACCATGCTACCTAAGGAAGCACACATGAGACTTATATTTTTACTTTTAGTTGTATACATCGGCATTGGAACACTGATCTTTCAGCACCTTTTCAGTCTGAATCAATTTACTGATGCCATATTCCCGGGCATTGCCATCGGTATTCTTGCGACAGTAATTCACATCACTATCAAACGTAAAATGAGTAAACCGGCAGAAGTAGAAAAAGATACCCACATATAAAACCACAGCAAAGCCCCTGAAACACAACGTTTCAGGGGCTTTTTATTCGTTACCTCATCGACAGAACCAGCCATGTTCTGCGTTCCGAGATTTTATCCGCCGACCCTTTCAATCTGCCTTGGCAGACCGGCACGATCGCCGCGGTTACTGATTACGTAAATCGCCTTTCCGTAACGGGCGTGTTGTCCCATATCAAAATGAAACCACGACATACCGCCAAAGGCTTCAATGCGCTGCATGTACTCAAACTGCGGCGCATTAGCATCCACAAGCATTTCATCCCACACCTCATCCGGTGTAGTATGGCTGAATTTGCAATCCATAGCGCGAAACAGCTTATGTTCAGACAACGCCGCGCCTTCACAACAATCAACAGGTCGCCAGCCAGAAAAACGAAACATAGAAGGAACGCCGTCTACCCATTCCACTTCAGAAAATTTATGCCAATTGTTAATCGAACACGCCCCATAACGCTCACGCAGTCTGTCCAGTGTTACCAGTATACGGTAATCGAACAAACGAAACAGCGCGGCCTTATCCTTATGGTACACAGTCTCAAAGGACGCAGGTAGCAAAGCAGGCGGCGGCAGCAGCTCATCAATGCTAAAATGTTGCGGAATATAGATACTACCCATCCAGTGCCTCCACTGCGAGTTTTTTGCCGACACGGCCTGTCAGCATGGCAATCGGGGTTCCCTGCTTTATGACTCCGGCTTCGAGCATCGTCTGCGCTTTACGCACATTGCCCACCAGTGCCACCGGCTCTTCATGCTCGTTGCAGTGCGCGTCGTTAGCAATGGCAGCCTGCCCTGCCAACGCGCCCTTAAACTGAACATTCTGCCGTGCAAAGCTGACATACAGTTTGCAAAAGTCTTTACGGAACCACTTTTCATCTCTGGCAGTCATTTCGCTGCAAAGCTTCACCCAGCCGCCGAACCCCTGTTCAATAGCAGCAGCCGTAACAGCATCGTCAAAGACTACAGATTTCCATGACCCCACACGCTTTACCGCTTCAATAACCTTACCCGCTTCCACCTCGGCTATGTCTTCAGGGCATCCCTGAATAAGCTCCAGCAGCTCCACAGGCTTTGGAAAAAAACGGCACTGCGTGATGGCTCTATCAATCCCCCGTGCCACTTCCTGCGCTGAAAAACGATTCAGCGCCCGAAAATACAATTCTGTTTTAAACTCGTCAGCAGCAACGCCGAACAACTCGCACAGACCCAAAAAACGTTGGAGGAACACGTCACGTTCCGCAATATTATTCCAGTCCATCCCCTATCCCCGCTGCATCATAGATTCATACACAGCGCGGTTCGTTGCACTAACACCAGCCCCCTTCTGCGGCTTCCCCTGCTTAGGCAGATAGTTACCTTCTTCTATTTTTATCATATTGGCAGGCTTCACAATCCAGTCAAAGTTTGCCGTCCACCCTCGATCATTTTCACCTGCCAAAAAAGCGCTTTCATGCACTAAGGCAAAATAACGTTCCCACCATGCCAGATTTTTTCGGTCTAAACCAGAGTTCCATACAGATTTTAGCCGAGCCTTTCTTAACGGTGTAATTTCTCTGCATTTTGGCAGCCTCGTACACGTCACATTGTAAGCTTCCCGAATCCTTTCATATGGGCATGGAATGCGGGGTTCCAGCACATTTGGGGGTGAGGTTTTAGCACCTGAAGCAGAGGGATTTTCTTCGGTATTTTTTATGTCTGAGGTTGTTTTGTTGTCTATCGTGTTTATATCGCCTGCGATGTTTTTATCGTCTGTGGTTGGCTTATTGCCTACGGCACTTATTTTGCCTGCGGCAGATTTATTGCCTCCGGCGGGCAAGGGGGCTTCCCCTTGCATCCCCGCGAGAGGGACGCCCTCTCGACTGCGATTATGGTTATCGGGAGTTAGGGAGGATTCATGGAAGTTTTGGGGGGAGGTTTCATTGGGTAGCTCCGTTAGTGACGTTGGGTGAATTTTCATTGGAGTAAAAGGGTTAGACAAGTTTTTAGGTTTCACAGCAAAGGAGCTCAGTGACTGAACATTCTGTTTGGGAGGTGAATAAGTATCAGGGGAAGCATTGGGTGAAGCGGGTTGTGACGAGGGAGCCGGAGAGTCACCGACTCTCTTTTCTTTCTCCTGTTCCCTGTTCTCTGCTCTCTGATTAGGACAAGTTTCCGCAAGTTCTTCCGCAAAAGTACATGTGAAAGCTTCCCGAAAGCCTTGTGTAAGTGTTGCTACCAGTTCCCTTACGCCCAAGAGGATCTCCGAACGTAGTGGTGTTTCCGGCAACTGGCGGTATCCGTAATGCCAGCTTTTCACCACATTCGGGCTTTCAGGAAGGTTATGCTTCAAAAAGTTAGGAAACCAGAACAACAGCTTTTCGTCATACTCCACAATCCCTTGGTGCAACACTTCCTCAAAAGCTTTGCCAAAGGTTTCCAGTTTCATCCCCAGTTCACACGCAAGCCCCGGAATAGTTGCCCGCAAGGCCCCAAGCTGCGTCAAATCCTGATGCGTAAGCATAAAAAACACCACGAGCTTAGCATCATGCGACAACGCCAAAAATTTAGCATCGTTCCAAATACACACAGAAATCTTTCGATACCGTCTTTTTCCCATACATAGCCCAATCTTGTTGAATTGCAGAAGAAAAGGTCTTCCAATCAACAAGATACCCTAACGAAAGCCTTTCAGTAAGATATGCCACGCCATGCTAGTACCATCGCATCACCCCCTTATGACCGCCGCGAAGGTGCATTTGCTTTTTTAACACCCCCAACACAGCAACCGTACAGAAAAATCTATTTTTCTTATCAATCTGATATTGAACTTTTACGCATGAATCATTAAGGTCACTCGCGAGGTGAACATGCTAAATAGATTTTTATTACTGATCAGTAACTGTGTCCTGTCCTTCACTCTTTTTGTAACCTTTCTATTTGTATTAAGTTCTTCCGCTTATTTTCAGTAATGGCTCCACAACGCCAGACCTGTATATTTTTTGAATAACCACTGCTGACACCTGCTCTAAACTCGGAAGCAGTGCTCATTTCCCATATCTTTCATAAAAAAAACCGCCTCTACCTAAGTAGAAGCGGTTTTTTTGTATCCATAATACCACCGGCACACATTCTGTGCCTGAAATACAAAACTGAGAAAAGCAACCAACGCTGATTAAGCGTTACTAAGTAAACGAGTTGTGCGATTCCCCTGCCATCACTTTCGGCTATTTGTAATGCAGGCGCAATCCGCAGACGGTTTCCAGCAACTCATCCAGTGGAATGACCTTATACATAGGCAATTTCAGATGCGATGCCAGCGTTGTAATATCGATGAGTCGCTCTTCTTTACTGCCCCTGTCCGCTCCCTGCAAATACACGTTCCCGCCTGTATCCTGCACAACTGACTTCAACGTAAATTTTATGTTTTCCGCATCCGCGCGCTTACGGGTGTATTCAAAATCCATGGGAAAACCTTCATCAGTAGCCCACAACACAGTCAGTTCTGAATCCCAGTCACGGTTGTTCGCGTATTTTTTACGCTTACGTGCCGCAACATGCACATCTTTCACTACTTCAGGCCGCTTTGCTACGATCTCTGCAATTAATTCTCTATAGTTACGTGCAATACTTCTACGCCACCAGCTATTAAAAGCTAATGCAATAACTGCAATGACAACAAATATCCAATACATGTAACGCTCCTATATCATACAAGATGCATAAAAAAGACATTCAACAGTAAGTGACTTCAATAGAGTAGAAAATTAGAACGCATCTTCATAGCAAGTTATCATTCACTAACTACAAGATTAGTCTATATATAATACAGCGCCTCATCAAACGCTAACCCAAAACTATACATTCAAGAACAGGAGGATTTCTATGTCAGGCAAATGGACACAATTTAGGCCATGCACAGACGGTGAATGCTCCAAACTTCAACAAGTACTAGGCATTGGTGTTCAATACCAGCCGCTATCTGTGTCAACCCAAGTAGTTAATGGTACGAATTACTGCTTTTACTGTAACGGTACAGTCATATCGCCCGACAGCCCTGCTAGACCATACAAAATTTATGCATATTTGCCTCAAGGCTCGCAAAAATTCGATCCTAACCAAATCGAGATAGAAGAGCTACCTATCAAGCCTTAGTTACATTGAAAAACTGCCCTCGCATGAGGGCTTTTTCAATGCTTCCGGCTAAAAAACACTATTTTCACGAAAAAACACCCATCCACGCCCAAAAAAACATTCTCCAACTCAAAAAAGTAAATCCCTCCCAATCCCAAAAAGAACCCATCTCACACGCCCAAAGAGAACCACTCTCTTGGTTGAAGAGTCTATGATCGCCATAGACTTCTAAGGCTCCCCCCTCAGACCTATTTCACCTCTACGATTCAAAACACATCCCTGCTCCTGCATAAACCCACTAGCTCCCCCCCCCATAACAATAAACAGGGAGTACAACCGCGCGAACAGGGAATTCAACCTCGAAAATTGGGGAGTACAACCTCGCGGTCAAGGGGGCGCCCCCCTTGCGGGGATGTAAGGGGAAGTCCCCTTACCCGCCGGAGGCAAAACAATTGCACATAAAAAAAGCCCCAAGAACAATATGTTCTGGAGCTTTTTTTATGAAAAAATATTCTTTAAGTATCTCTCGTTAATCAACGGCAGGAGCCTGCTGAGTGCGCTACTTTTTCATTCTGTTGCGAACCACGGGAATTATGCCGCTGCAAAGAATAACCGCTGCACCAAGTATGGCTAAGTTGTTGGGTGTTTCAGCAAAGATCAGATAGCCCAACACCATTGAGTACACAATTTTTATGTACTGCACGTTGATAATAATATTAGCTTCACCAAGACTAAGAGCTGTCATAGAGATCCATTGTCCTAGAGATGCTAACCCACCAATTAGGAGCAGCAAAAGCAGTTCTTCCATTGTGGGGCACTGCCACACAAACAAGGTTGGTATAAAGGCGAGCAGACCAACAAACACCGCTTGATACACCATCAGTGACAATACTGGCTCTGTACGTGAAATCCATTTGATAGATATGGCAGCAATTGAGGCACCAAAGGCACCGGCAAGTCCTGTCAGCGTGTAGGTCAGCGTCAGATTATCAAATGAAGGCTGTACAACTAGTACAACACCGGTGAATCCTATGGCGATAGTCAACCGCCTGCTCCAGCCGACGTACTCACCCAGCACTACAGTTGAAAGCACAGCCACAAACAATATGTTGGTAAAGCTTAGTGCCGTTGCTTCTGCTAAAGGGAGGTTGCTTACTGTAAGGAACCCTAAGCAAAGCCCACTAAATGCTCCGACAACACGAAAAGCATGCGGAAGTAGATTTTTGGAATGCCGGAATGTCTTTGCATTGCGACATATTGCGGGAAGCAATAACGTAATAAGGACAAGTTGCCTGAAAAATACAATCTGAAACACATGGATACGATCACTGACAAGGCGTACCACGATGGCAACACACAAAATCACTGCCGTAGAAATAAGTGCTAAGCACACGCCTTTTTGATTATCTGTCAGATTTGGCGCAACTCGCTGTAAAACTCTTTCAATCAACGGCTCTCTCCCACAAAAATTTCTCTATAGCATAACATTAAAGTCGCGCTGTTGGACTATGAAATACTGGTGCGGTCAACCATTTTATCATTTTGGTCATACGTTGCTAAAAATTGAAAAGCCCCATGAACAAGATGTTCCGGGGCTTTTTTGTTCAT